ATATTTTATATATTCTGGGAAGCTTGTAAAGCTGATAAAAGAAGTTATGGTATGTGTTACCTTAAGAACCGTCGTTCTGGTTTTTCTTTTATGAGTAGCTCTGAAACAGTTAATTTAGCAACTTTAGCAAGTGATAGTAGATATGGTATATTATCTAAAACAGGTGCTGATGCTAAAAAAATGTTTACAGACAAAGTAGTACCTATTAGTATTAACTATCCTTTTTTCTTTAAACCAGTTCAAGATGGTATGGACAGGCCAAAATCAGAATTAGCCTATAGAGTACCAGCTAGTAAGTTTACAAGAAAGAAAATTACAGCTAACGAACAGTTAGAGGATATACAAGGTTTAGACACAACTATAGACTGGAAAAATACAGGCGATAATAGTTATGATGGTGAAAAGCTAAATCTATTAGTACACGATGAAAGTGGTAAATGGGAAAGACCCGATAATATTTTAAATAACTGGAGAGTTACAAAAACATGCTTAAGACTAGGTAGTAGAATAGTTGGTAAATGTATGATGGGCTCGACTTCAAACGCATTAGATAAAGGTGGAGACAATTTTAAAAAATTATACAATGCATCAGATGTCACTAAAAGAAATAGAAACGGTCAAACAAAATCTGGTTTATATTCTTTGTTTATCCCAATGGAATGGAACTACGAAGGATTTATTGACGAGTACGGAGTTCCAGTGTTCACTACTCCTGACAGCGATGTGCTTGCCCCAGATGGAGAGCTAATAGATGTAGGTGTAATAGATAGTTGGCAAAACGAGGTTGACGGTTTAAAAGACGATCAAGATGCTTTAAATGAGTTTTATCGTCAGTTTCCAAGAACTACAGAACATGCATTTAGAGATGAATCAAAAGGTAGTATATTTAATTTAATAAAAATATACGAGCAGATAGATTATAACGAAGAAATGGGTAGAACCCTTGGTATTACAACTGGTAATTTTCAATGGGTTAACGGTGTTAAAGATACACAAGTTATATTTTACCCTGATCAAAAAGGTAGATTTAAAGTTAGTTGGGTCCCAGCACAACACCTACAAAATAGAGTTATATTAAAAAATGGTGTGAGATATCCTGGTAATGAACACATGGGAGCGTTTGGTTGCGACTCTTATGATATATCAGGAACCGTAGATGGAGAAGGTTCTAAAGGAGCACTACACGGCTTAACCAGGTTTAGTATGGAGGACGCTCCTGCGAATAGCTTCTTTTTAGAATATTTATCAAGACCACCTACGGCTGAAATATTTTTTGAAGACGTGTTAATGGCATTAGTTTTTTATGGTATGCCAATATTAGCAGAGAATAATAAACCTAGACTTTTATATTATTTAAGACGTAGAGGATATAGAGGTTTTAGTATGAATCGTCCTGATAAAGTGTGGAACAAACTTTCAGCTGCAGAAAAAGAAGTTGGTGGAATACCAAACTCAAGTGAAGATATAAAACAAGCGCACGCTGCAGCTATTGAGATGTACATACAAGATCATGTTGGTATGAAACAAGATGGTAGTCATGGCAACGTTTACTTTAATGATTTATTAAATGATTGGACTAGATTTGATATAAATAAAAGAACAAAGTTTGATGCAACAATAAGTAGTGGTTTGGCTATAATGGCTAACAATAGACATCTTTACGCACCAAATGCGAAAATAGAAAGAGAACCTTTAAATATACACATTGCTAAATATTCAAATAAAGGAGGTTTATCTAAAATAATTAAAAATTAATATGAGTATACGTAGAAACAGTTATTTTCCTAGTCAGGTTGTTAGCGATGCTGAAAAAATAAGTTATGATTATGGCTTAAAAGTAGCAAAAGCTATAGAGCAAGAGTGGTTTGATGGTGGTTACAATGGTAGGTATAATAATGGTGTAAATAATTTTCATAACTTAAGATTATACGCTAGAGGCGAGCAATCAATACAAAAATATAAAGATGAATTATCTATAAACGGTGATTTATCTTATCTTAATTTAGACTGGAAACCAGTACCAATAATACCTAAATTTGTAGACATAGTTGTTAATGGTATAGCTGAAAGATTATTTAGTGTAAAAGCATATTCACAAGATCCAGCTGGTGTTAGTAAAAGAACAGAGTATATGGAGACTTTGTTAAAGGATATGAAGATGAGAGAGTTTGATGCAGCAACTAAGGAGTCTTTAAATATAGATTTAGCATCGACACCACCAGAGCAATTACCAGACTCAGAAGATGAGCTACAACTACACATGCAGTTAAGTTACAAACAAGCTGTAGAACTAGCTGAAGAAGCAGCAATAACAACTTTGCTAGATGGTAGTAACTACGATTTAATAAAAAGAAGAGTTTTTTACGATTTAACAGTTATAGGTATTGGTGCAACAAAAACAACATTTAATACATCTGAAGGAGCAAAGGTTGAATATGTAGACCCAGCAAATTTAGTTTATTCTTATACTGATTCTCCATATTTTGAAGATGTATACTACGTTGGTGAAGTGAAGCAGATACCAGTTAATGAGCTTGTTAAAGAGTTTCCTTTTTTAACACCAGAAGATTTACAAGAAATAACAAAAAACAATAAACAATACTCTCATATAAATAGAACTTTATCTGATAATGATTCTAATAAAATTAGTGTCTTATATTTTAATTACAAAACCTATATGAACGAGGTTTATAAAATGAAAGAAACTGGCAGTGGTTCTATGAAGATATTGCCAAAAGACGATACTTTTAATCCTCCTATAGAGGCAGAGGTTAATTTTACAAAATTACAAAGATCTATAGAGTGTTTGTACGAAGGAGCTTTAGTACTAGGTACTAATAAGCTTTTAAAATGGGAGATGGCTAAAAACATGATGAGATCGAAGAGCGATTATACTAAAGTTAAAATGAACTATAGTATCGTTGCTCCTAGAATGTATGAAGGACGTATAGAATCACTTGTAAGTAGAGTAACTGGTTTTGCTGACATGATACAGCTAACACATTTAAAACTACAACAGGTGTTATCTAGAATGGTTCCAGATGGTGTTTATCTTGATGCTGATGGTTTAGCTGAAATAGATTTAGGTAACGGTACAAACTATAATCCGCAAGAAGCATTAAACATGTTTTTCCAAACAGGTAGTATTATAGGTAGATCAATGACTATTGATGGTGATCCAAACGCCGGTAGAACACCTATACAAGAAATATCTAATGGATCAGGTGCACAAGCAAAAATGCAAAGTTTAATAGGTACTTATAACTATTATTTGCAAATGATAAGAGATACTACTGGTTTAAACGAAGCTAGAGATGCTTCTACGCCAGATGAAAGATCTTTAGTTGGTGTTCAAAAAATGGCAGCTGCTAACTCTAATACCGCTACAAGACATATATTAAATGGAGGTATGTTTTTAACAGCAGAAGTGTGCGAGCAATTATCATTGAGAATATCTGATATATTAGAGTATTCACCAACAGCTGATGCTTTTATACAAGCTATTGGTGTTCACAATGTGGCGACTTTAAAAGAAATGTCGGAATTACATTTATACGATTTTGGTATATTTTTAGAATTAGCACCAGATGAAGAACAAAAACAATTGTTAGAAAATAATATACAAACTTCAATACAGCAAGGTGCTATAGATTTAGAAGATGCTATAGACTTAAGAAATATAAAAAATCTTAAGTTAGCTAATCAAATGTTAAAGATTACTAGAAAGAAAAAAGCAGAACAAAAGCAAGCTCAAGAGTTAGAGATGACAAAAGCTCAAGGCGAATCACAGGCTCAAGCTACACAAGCAGCGGCACAAGCTGAAATGCAAAAAGCTCAACAAAATCATCAAATGCAGGTAGAACTTATACAAGCTCAAGCACAAGCAAAGTCACAACATATAGCTGAACAAGGTCAAGCAAAGTCAGCTCAAATGCAAGAAGAAGCTGCTATTAAAAAAGAACTAATGCAAATGGAGTTTGAAATAAACATGAAACTTCAAGAGATGAACATGCAGCAAGTTGATATGAAAGAGACAATGAAGGAAGATAGAAAAGACAACAGAACAAAAATGCAAGCCTCACAACAAAGTGAGCTTATAGACCAAAGATTAAACAAAAAACCACCTAAAAAGTTTGAGTCCTCAGGTAATGATATAATGAGTGGCGAATTAGGTTTAGGTGAGTTTGGTCCTAAGTAAAATTATTAACTATTATTATATTATATTATGGCAAAAAAAGAAACAAAAGAAAAACCAGAGGTGGACAACACTGTTGAAAAGCAGAAAATAAAAAAGAAACCTAAAATAAAAAAAATGACAACCGATGCTGACGGTGTTACTAAAGTTGATTTATCAAAACTAAAAGAAGCAGCGGAAACAGTTACTAAGGTTGATTTAAAAGAAAAACCAAATAAAGATGAAACCAAAGAAACTACAAACGATAACGCTGACGACAGCGGAGTGGTTGAACTCGTTGAAAACACCGAGTCCACACAAGAACAAAAAGAAATACAACCGGAAAGTAAAACACAAGAAGAACCAGTTTTAGAAGAGGTAACAAATGAAGAGGTTGAAAAGTTAGAAAAAGAAGCAACAGATGCTATTATTGAGTCTAGCGAAACTGGCAAACCTTTACCGGAAAACGTAGAAAAACTAGTTAATTTTATGGAAGAAACTGGTGGTGATATAAACGACTACGTTAAACTAAATACAGATTATTCAAAAATGGATAATCATACTTTATTAAAAGAATATTATAAACAAACAAAGTCACATTTAAATGACGAAGAAATAGAGTTTATGATGGAGGATCAGTTTTCTTATGATGAAGAAGAAGATGATGCTAAACAAATAAAGTTAAAAAAAATAGCGTTAAAAGAGCAAGTTGCCGACGCTAGAGAGCACTTGGACGGCTTAAAGTCCCAATACTATGAAGATATTAAAGCTGGAAGTAAATTAACTGAAGAACAACAGAAGGCAATTGATTTCTTTAATAGATACAATAAAGATGAAGCTAATAACAAAAAAATAGCAGACAAACAAAAATCTGACTTTTTAAATAAAACTAAAAATGTTTTTAACGATAAATTCAAAGGTTTTGAGTATAATGTCGGGGATAAAAATTACAGGGTTAATGTTAAAAATGCTGATGAGGTAAGTAACACTCAAAGTGATATAAACAATTTTATCAAGAGGTTCTTGAATGAAAATGGTGAAGTATCAGACGCTAAGGGCTATCACAAATCTCTATATACAGCAATGAACGCGGATGCTATAGCTAGACACTTTTACGAACAAGGTAAAGCTGATGCTATGAATGATAGTATTAAAAATGCTAAAAACATAGATATGAGCCCTAGACAATCACACAGCGGCGAAGTAAACGTTGGTGGTATAAAAGTAAAAGCGCTTGGCGATGATGCTAGTAGTTTCAAATTTAAAATTAGAAAAAACAAATAACAATTTAAAATTTAAAAATTATGGCAATTAATCCTGGAGATAATTTGAACAGTGTTGCTCTTCCACAGAAGAAAACATTGGCATCAAATTATATTGATTTTACTGCTGAAGCAACTAAAGGTTGGGCTCAGCAATATTTACCAGATCTTATGGAGAAAGAAGCTGAGGTGTTCGGTAACAGAACTATCGCAGGTTTTCTTGAAAAAGTAGGAGCTGAAGAATCTATGACTGCTGACCAAGTTATTTGGTCTGAGCAAGGTAGATTACACTTAGCGTACACAGGTACAGTTAATAATACTGACGGTGTTTTTACAATTACTCATGATATCGATGGTCAAGCAATAACTGCTTCAGCTGCTGCTGAGCACGGTGTTAGATTAAACGATATGGTTATTGTAGCAACTGCTGAAGGTACTGTTAAATGTATGGTTACTGATATAGGTGACGGTGCTAATGCACACAAGGTTACTGTTAAACCTTACGAAAATGATAACATTGAAGATTTATCTGCGTTTGGAAATGGTGCTTCTGAAGCTGCAACTATATTAGTTATAGGTTCTGAGTACGGTAAAGGTACTAACGGTCAAAGCGCTAATGCTGAAGGACCTAAAACTGTAAATCCTGTATTTAAATCATTCACTAACAAACCAATCATTATTAAAGATTACTACGAGATCAACGGGTCTGATGTTTCTCAAATTGGTTGGGTTGAAATATCTGGTGAAGACGGACAATCAGGTTACTTATGGTATTTAAAAGCTGAAGGTGACACTAGACAAAGATTTACTGATTACTTAGAGATGACTATGCTAGAGGCTGTAAAAGGTGCTCCTGCTACATCTGTTGTTGATTCACAAATCGGAACTGCTGGTGATTCATTTGGTACTGAAGGTTTATTCGCTGCTATTGAAGATAGAGGTAATATAACTACTGGTGTTACTGGTGTTAATGCTGCTACTGATTTAGCTGAGTTTGATGCAATACTTGCTGAGTTTGATAAGCAAGGTGCTATTGAAGAAAACATGATGTTTGTAAACAGAGCTACTAGTTTAGCTATGGATGACATGTTAGCTTCTATGAACTCTTACGGTGCTGGTGGTACTTCTTACGGGGTATTTGACAACGAAGAAGATATGGCTTTAAACTTAGGTTTCTCTGGATTCCGTAGAGGTTCTTATGACTTTTACAAGTCTGACTTTAGATACTTAAACGACAAAGGTACTAGAGGAAGTATTAACGATAGAGATGCTGTTGCGCCAATTAGAGGTGTCATCATCCCTGCTGGTGTATCTACGGTTTATGACCAAAACTTAGGTAAAAACCTTAAGCGTCCTTTCTTACATGTAAGGTACAGAGCTTCGCAAACTGATAACAGAAGAATGAAAACTTGGACTACTGGTTCAGTTGGTGCTGAGACTTCTGACTTAGATGCGATGCAAGTACACTACTTATCTGAAAGATGTTTAGTTGTACAAGGTGCTAACAACTTTATGTTAATGAAGTAAGCATTTATATTTTAAAAGACCGGGGCTTCGGCCTCGGCCTTTTATTTTTATTAATTTTATTATATATTATATTATGGCAAAGAAAACAAAAAAAGACTTTTACCAGGGTGATCCTGGTGATGAGCATGTAGAAAAAGTGGTTGTTGAAACACCAGTTGTTGAAGCACCAAAAACAAAAAAGAAAAAAAGCGTAGAAGATGGTTGGCAGATAAAAGATAGACTTTATCATCTTAAAATGCAAAAAAAACCTTTAACATACATTATTAGATCTTCAAACATATATTATTTTGATGAAGAAAAAGGATACGAAAGAGAATTAAAACACACGTTAAATCAAAGAACTTGTTTTGTTGATGAAATGGTAGGAGATCAAAGATTAGACCATATTGTATTTAGATCTGGTAGTTTATATGTACCAAAAGAAAAAACAGTTTTACAAAAACTATTATCTTTATATCATCCTCATAGGGATAAACTATACTACGAGCATAAACCACAAGAAATAGCAGAAGATCAGTTAGGATGGTTAGAATTTGAAGCAGAAGCCTTAATGGCAGCTAAAAACCTAGATATTGATTTAGCAGAAGCTGTTATGCGTGTAGAATTAGGTTCTAGAGTTACAGAGATGAGTTCTAAAGAACTTAAACGTGACTTGTTACTATTTGCTAGAAGAGATCCTAAATTGTTCTTAGATTTAGTTACTGATGATAATATTCAACTAAGGAATTTTGGTATAAAAGCCACTGAAGCTGGAATATTAAAATTATCAGGTGACCAAAGAACATTTATATGGGCTTCTACTGGTAGAAAACTTATGAACGTTCCATTTGAAGAACACCCTTACTCAGCTTTAGCTGCTTGGTTTAAAACTGACGAAGGTATGGAAGTATACAAAAGTATAGAAAAAAGATTCAAGTAATAACAATATATGGTTGCCCTTCGGGGCGACCATTTATTAAAATTTAATTTATGAAAAAAAATAAATCTAAAGGTTTAGGAGATACTGTTGAAAAATTTACAAAAGCTACTGGTATAAAAAGTATAGTAGACGCTGTAAACAAAGCAAGAGGTGTTAAAGACTGCGGTTGTGGCAAAAGAAGAGACGCTTTAAACAAAATGTTCCCTTACAAAAAATAAATAAATGGCAATAAGTGTAGATACAGTATACCAAAGAGTTTTAGCTCTTGCTAATAAAGAGCAAAGAGGTTATATAACTCCTCAAGAGTTTAACTTAATAGCTCAACAAGCTCAAATGGAAATATTTGAACAATATTTTTATGACGCTAAATCAGAGGATAAAAATCTTAAAAACTCTACAGAATTTTCTAATATTGACGAAATATTAGATGAAAAAATATCTATATTTAAAGCTACCGCGCCAATAGCTACAAACGGTTCTATTGGTGATCTACCAAGCGATCTTTATAGATTAGGTATGGTTTTTCAAAGTGGATCCATGATAGAGGTAGAACAAGTAAATGAAGAAGAAGTTTCTTATCTTTTACAATCACCACTAGCAAAACCCACTAATTCATTCCCGGCTTTTCACAGATTATCACAATCACAAATAAAACTTCACCCAATACAACTTAATGTATCATGTAATTATATTAGAACACCTAAAATACCAAAATGGAGTTATGTAGTGGTAAATGAAAAAGCACTTTATAATGCTTCAGCTCCTGATAAGCAAGACTTTGAAATACACGTATCTGATTCTGCAGAGTTAGTTTACAAAATATTATCACTAGCAGGAATTGTAATAGCAAAACCAGGCTTAGGTAGTTACGCTGATGCACAAATAAACGCACAAAAACAACAAGAAAAACAATAAAACATGGGATTATACAACGGTAATTTATTTAATTATTACGCAACACCAAGCTTAGAAACTTTAGGTGGTTATCAATTTATATCTATAACCGATGTTATAAACAACTTTATGGTTGCTTACGTTGGAGAAGATAAAATACTACCTAAAATATCTAGAGCAGACGTTAGATTTCACGCTAGTAGAGCAATACAAGAATTAACTTATGATACTTTTAGATCTTGTAAAAATTTAGAGTTAGAGGTTCCTAATAGTTTAACACTACCTATACCTCATGATTATGTTGATTATGTAAAAATATCTAGAGTTGATGAAAACGGTAGATGTCACACTATAAACTGTTGTAAAGCATGTCCAAAAGATCCTTTGTCTTATGAGCAAAATGAAGATGGAACTATTAATGTTGGAGGAAAAACTACAGGTCATGAATTACCAGGTGGTCCTCATAATCCTATTGTAGAGCCCTCTAACACTTGGGAAAATTACAAATCAAGTGATTCTTCAGAAAATCAAGAACAAGAGTATAATCACGATAGACATATGTTTGAGGCTAACTTAGGTAGGAGGTATGGTTTAAATACAGCTGATGCTAATACAAATGGTTGTTTTTATGTTAATTGCAGAAATGGATTAATATATTTTGATTCAAGTTTGGTTGGTAAAACAGTTATAATACAGTACATAAGTGATGGTGTTGCTACTGATGGAGAGATGTTGGTACATAAGTTTGCTGAAGAGGCAATGTACAAATGGATAATATATGCTATAGTAAGCACTAGAGCTGTTCCCGATCCAAGAGCAGGTATGTTTAAAAAAGAAAGATTTGCGGCTATTAGAAACGCAAAATTAAGACTATCAAAAATAAAACCTGAAGAACTTACTAAAGTTTTAAGAGGTAAATCTAAATGGATTAAACACTAAAATATGCCACAGATAAATAAAGGTTTCGCTCCTACACCAAAAATGAACAAAGACATGGATGAGCGTGTTGTTCGTAGTGGCGAATATAGAGATGCTTTAAATATACAAGTTACTTCCTCAGACGGATCTGATGTTGGTTCTGCTCAATCATTATTGGGTAATACTTTAATATCAACCGGTATAGTTCCTTTAGGTAGCACGTGTGTTGGTAGTATAGCTCATAATAAAGAAGATAAAATATACTACTTTGTAGCTGGACCTTCTTACGAAGAAAAAGACAGCTTAAACACTGGTTGTTGGAAAGATTATATTATAGAGTATGATATAAAAACAGAAGTTTTTAAATATGTTTTTGTAGATATATATAGAGCTCATTTTAAAACATCTGCCGTGAATAACGGTGGAGATATTCAATTAAATCTTTCTTCACCTATAAGTAGTATTAGAAGAGATATGCAGGTTAATGGTTATGACATAGCAAATAATCATGTTATAAAAACTAATGAAACTCAATTAACAGAAGTTGTATCTGCTCAAAATAACATTGTAAAAATTTACAACTCTAAAGTTGATTTTACAACCTCACCGCCTATAAATCCAGGCACATTATTACAGTTTACATCTCAACCTATTTTAAAATTTCACCATCATGCTAATACTAAGAATTTAATAACAGGTATTAACATAATAGATGGTATGCTGTTTTGGACTGATAATTTTTCAGAACCAAAGAAAATAAATATTGAAAGATCAATAGCTGGTACAGGTGGTACAACTGATTTACCAGGACCAAATAATATTGTTTTTAATGGTGATAATCCAAATTATCACACTAGGCTTTGTATAACTCCAGATAATAATAGTGAGTTAACAGTAAAAACTAGAAAAGGTACTTATCCTACTGGTACACCATGGTATACTAAAGAGGAAAATGCCACTGTTATAAAGAAAGGACCTCTTAAGCCACCAAGATTAGTTATGTCTCAAAATGAAGACGATAGAGATGGTGCGCCTACTTACGCTGAAACCGACGGTACTATAAACAATATAGCCGGACCACCTTCAACAACGGGAAATTCATTTGCTTATATTGTGCCTAATACAAGTCCAGCTACCTCTGCTATAAAAAATGAAGGTGGAGAATTAACAAATGTTTATGTAGCAACAGCTGTAGATTGGAGAGTTGATGATCTTATTATATTTAGTCAAGATGAAAATGCTAATAGCGCTGAGGGTTTTACAGATCACGATGTAAGGGCTGTTGTTACAAGCGCTCCATCAGGTGCTGCTACAGGCCCTTTTGATTTTAGGATAGAATCTATAAATATTGAAAAAATAGATGAAGAACAAAAAGTTTGGAAATTAAGATTAGAACAAAGAAGACCTTTATTTGAATATAAGTTTGTTAGGTTTGCTTATAGGTATAAATACGAAGACGGAGAGTTTTCTACATTTTCACCTTTTTCAGAGCCAGCTTTTTTAGCTGGAGAATTTGATTATTTACCTGTTAAAGGGTATAACTTAGGTATGACAAATAGATTAAGACAATTAATCATAAAAGATTATATACCAGAAGACATGCCAAAAGATGTTATACAGGTTGATATATTATACAAAGATGAATCCAGCCCTAACATTTATACCGTTGAATCTATATTAAGTACAGATGGTTGGACAGTTAAAGATGAGTTAATATGGCCTGATAAAATAGGTTTTGAGGCAAACAATCCAGGTTTAACTTCTAGTACTATAGTGTCAGGTCCAGACGCTAGTAGAGGTGAGTATAAAATTACATCAGAGTTAATACACAAAACGTTACCTTCTAATCAACTATTAAGACAATGGGATAATGTACCTAGAAAAGCCTTAGCACAAGAGATTAGTGGTAATAGACTTGTTTTCGGTAACTATGTACAGAACTTTAATATGACACATAGTTCGTTATCACAAGAAATAAAACCTGAAATAGGTGTTAGTTTATCAGCTAAAGACGCTCCACTTAATGCGCCAGAAGGAACTAGCGATGAGCCTTTAAACGGTGAAGACACCACTACAGGAAATGTTTTACCAGGTAAAACCTGTAGATCTTTACGTACATATCAAGTTGGTGTTGTATATGGAGATGAGTACGGTAGAGAAACACCTGTTATAGCTGGTAAAAGTGGTACTGGTAGTATAACAATACCTATAGATAATTCTAGTACAATAAATAAATTAAGAGTTGATATTGGTACAAGAGCGCCAGACTTTGCTAAGTATTACAAGTTTTTTGTAAAAGAAACTTCTAACGAGTACTACAACTTAGCTATGGACAGATGGTATGATGCTGAAGATGGTAATATATGGCTGTCTTTTGCTAGTGCAGATAGAAATAAAGTTGATGAAGAAACTCATATAATATTAAAAAAGAAACACAACGCTCACATACCTGTTACAGATCCAGCTAGATATAAGATATTAGCAATTGAAAACTCAGCGCCTGATTTTATAAAAACAAATATAAAATCTTTAGGTAACGGTAACAATGATGGTAACAATAGTATAGGTACTTCTGGTATGGGCTTTCCTTTAGTTGATTACGATCAAATGTGGATAGCAGCTGGTGCTGGTGGTGTTGACCAGTGGTATAACCAAAGCCCAACTGAATTACTACCAAAGATTAACGATGGAGAGCTTTATATGCGTGTTCGTTCTAACACTATAAAATCTAACTGGTACCAAATAACTAAACTGAAAATACAAAATAGTTATTTAAAGTTTAAATCAGACAAAGCTTTTGGCGAAGATGTTTCTTTTACAAGTAGCGATGGTACTTTTAATAGTAGAATTAATGGTTTAAAAATAGAGTTAGCTGTATTTCATGTTGAAAACAAAAAAGAATTTGAAGGTAGATTTTTTGTAAAAATATATAAAGATTTAGTTTTATTACAAAACTTAATTAGAACAGAGGCTAGTGATTACAAAGTTTTACAAGCAACAAGGTTAGGTTATTTTAATTTACCTAAATATGGTTTTAAAGAAATAAATGTTGGTAACGAAACTGTTGATTGGGAAAGAACAGCTGTATTAAACTGGGGAGAGCTTGATGTAGGTAGTGGAAGTTGTAATAGCACTAGTCGTTCTGGTGACTGGGCAGGATTTGAAGGTGGTAGTGGTAAGGCTTCAGAGCATTTTTTCAAAACAATTTCTGGTTGGGTTAATAATTGTGGTAATGATACTTGTGCCGCTAGAGACCACACTCAATCTTGGATGCAAAGATCTGAAGGTTTATTTTTTATAGATGCTATGTGGACTAGAGGTACAAGATCTAATTGTTCTACTGGTAATTGTTGTCTTAGAAACAAATCTTGTTTTAATCATTCTAGAGGTAACGGTATATCTAACAATAACTTAAGAATGGATCTTGGTTATTTACACAAAGGTGATTGGGAATGGAAAAGAGAAGAGGATGAAGAGTTTATTGCAAAGTTTCGATCCGCAGGTACCACGTTTAGATTTAGAGAAGATCCAGATAAAATAGTTTACGTTATTACTGGTAGTTATTATAATCCTGATAATAGTTTTTATGGTCAGCATCATACTTGGCATAGAAGCTCAAACAAAGGTAATGGTAATAACTTAAGTAGATGGAGAATAGATTTTGAAAGAGCTGACATGCCTGGTGTAGGTTTAGGTTCTGGCCCTTCAGGTTACCATCCTATAGGTCCTAAGTCAACAACTGATGATCCTAGTGTTGCTGAGCTTGGGTTCTACGGTGGTAGAAGAGGTTCTACTACTTGGAAAGTTGGTCATAACGATGGTGATGATACTAGTTTAAAAGTACCAGCTCCAGACGGAATGACAGATGCTGCTGGTAATCCTGTATCTTCTATGACCTCGGGTTCTACATCATACATAGATTCAGAAGGTAATACTGTTTCAGGTTTAACGCAGGCTAAATACTATAGAGTGCACACGGCTAAATATCACCATATAGAAATAGTTGAACCTATGGAAGATGAGGATGGTGATTGGAGTTCTAAAAATCCTGCTGTATGGGAAACAGAACCAAAAGAAGATGTTGGTATGGATATATACTACGAGGCATCACCAGCTCTACCTATAAACATAAACGCAATGACCAACGAGCTGTTTGCTCCTTATGGTTCTATCGTACAAAGAGATTATGATCCTAAATTTCCACCTGGGGTAAAAGTTCATAGCTGGAGTGACAATAAAGTTACATTAACAAGTGACGACCCTGCTTTTACAGGTGTTCAGCTTGTTCAAGGTGATAGAATAAGGTTTACTAGACCAGATGGTTTTACAAGCATGGCTACTTGTGATTCACCGGCTGCTTGGCCAGCTTTTTCTTCGCCGGTAATTTCTTTTACAATTAGAGCTTTTGACCAAGCTCCACACCCATTGTCTAATCATTATTCTGACGCTCCTCATAATCAACCAGCTATACTTTCTTTTTATAATGCTTTTACTTGGGGTAACGGTATAGAGTCAGATAGAATAAGAGATGACTTTAATCAAGTAACATTAACAAATGGTGTTAAAGCCTCGACAGTAATGGCAACGCCTTATAAAGAAGAAAGAAGAAAAACAGGTTTAATACACTCTGGTATATATAACTCTACAAGTGGTGTTAATTCTTTAAACCAATTTTTAACTGCAGAAAAAATAACTAAAGACATGAATCCTACTTATGGTAGTATTCAAAAGCTTTACACTAGAGATGGAGATATAGTTTGTTTTCATGAAGACAAAGTAATGAAAGTGTTAGCTAATAAAGATGCTTTATTTAACGCTGACGGTAATAAAAACGTAGCTATATCATCTAACTTTTTAGGCACAGATACTCCTTTTGCTACTAGATATGGTATATCAACAAATCCAGAATCTTTTGCTACTGATCTAACCGGTAGAGTTTATTTCTCAGATAGGTCAAGAAGTGCTATATGTAGGCTTTCTGCTAGTGGTATTGATAACATATCTGATTACGGTATGAAAGATTGGTTTGACGACCATTTAAATTCACATACAACAAAAATATTAGGTTCGTTTGATGAAAAGAAAGGATTGTACAATATAACTATACATGGTAAAGTTCAAGATGCTATTTCTGATAAAGATGAGCAACCAAAAGAATTAGATTCAGGTCCATGTGTTTGTGATCCAAAAGAAGGAAGAGATGGTTCTAATTTAAACGATTTTAAATTAACATTAAGTTTTAGTGAGAACAGTAAAGGTTGGACATCTTTTAAATCTTTTCTACCTGAAGATGGATTAAGTATAAATAATGAATATTATACTTTTAAAAATGGTAACTTATATAAACATCATTCGAATAAAACAAGAAATAATTTCTACGGAGAACAGTTTGACTCTAGCATGACTGTTGTTTTTAACGACGATCCTGCCGCTGTTAAAAGTTTTACAACTTTAAATTATGAAGGTTCTCAAGCTAGAATAACAAAATCATTAAATGATAGGTTATATTCAAACTTAAATGACAAAAACGGTTGGTATGTAGAAAGTATGAAAACTGATTTACAAGACTGTGCAGAAATAGAGTTTACAAATAAAGAAGGTAAATGGTTTAGTTATTTAAAAGGAACGTCTACTACTTTAGAAAATTTAGATGAAACAGAGTTTTCTGTACAAGGTATTGGTATTGTTAAGAAAGTTGATGGCGAAGGAGTGTCAAATACACATTGTTTAACAATAGAACCTAATATACTTTGTAATCAAATACTAGGTTGTACAGACCCATCTGCTTTAAATTACGATCCAAACGCAAATATTGATGATGGAACATGTGTGTTTCCACCTCCTATAGTTGAAGGTTGTACAGATCCTAAAGCTAGTAACTATAATCCTAATGCTAACGCTGACGATGGCTCGTGTATTTTCCCGGGTTGTACTGATCCACAAGCATTAAACTATGATCCAGGTGCAAATCAAGATGATGGTTCTTGTGTTTACGAGGTTGTTATAGATGGTTGTATGGATCCAAACGCAACTAATTACGATCCTAACGCTGGAAATGATGATGGTTCTTGTACTTACGCTGGTTGTACAGATCCAAACGCCCTTAATTACGTTGGCACAACGACACACTCTATAACTGGTCAAGTTTACAATATAACTATTGATGACGGCAGTTGTAATTTAGAACCTCCTACTTATGGTGAGTTTTGTGATTCTATAGATGCAAATTTACCTACTGGTACTATTCCAATTGTAGCTGACGCTAGCGGTGTTAATGGAGAACCTTGGAATGGAGCTTATCCTTGTGTCTCAAACCCAGGTAACGCAGATTATACACACTGGGTTTATCCAGCTGAGATACTATCATCGCATCCAGATTTTGGATATCAAACGGAGAAAAATTGGTTTACTACGACTTTTTATACTAACACAAACCCTAATATCACTGTAAATCCTGGGTTTGCTGTTAAAACAAATGTAATGACCTCCGCTTTTAGTAATCATTATGACGATTGGAATAATGTTTGTAATGGAAATGATGGTCAAGATTCTTCTCAAAAAGTAGATTATTGGTATTTAGAGGTAAGATCCAATGAATCAATGTATCCACACAACAACACTTATACAGAATCTTTCTTAGAGGCAATAGCAAATCAATCTGGTTTTACTAACCAAGGTGTAACACCTAAATTAGCAGGTATTAGTTGGGGCTATTCGCACTCTTCGTGGACTACCCATCACGCTAACTTATCTTGGAACTCATCTAACTCTCAATACGTATCCCTAGACAGAGGATGGGCGTTACTTCAATTTGATACTTATGAAAATTTAATTAATTTTCTAAATGCAATGAGAGACGATAGTAACAACCCAGTTTTTAACACTAGTTTTAATTTAAACACAAGTATTGTAGATGTTTATAATGCGTCTTCTCAAGTAGTTGGACCTTACAACGATATTTTGTCTATAGGAAATGGTAGAAGATGGTTGTGGCCACAGTTAAGAACCTGCTCAACAACGCAAGGTTTGTTGATGAGTGGACAGACTGGTCACTCGTGGCAAGACCCTCTTACTGCTTGGTCTGCTAATGGTTTTGGTGGGACACCTTTTAACGGGTCTGGAAATGGAAACCATCCAACAAACTTCCATCCATATAATAAAAACTCTAGTGGAACTAGTTTACCTTAAATAAATAAACATGGCATATTTTTTTACAATAAACAGGAAGTTAGAAGACACAGACGACTATGGTTGTACTTGTTTTTCTACAAATCAATTAACAGGACAAGTTGCCTCTTCAGGCGGTTTGTTAGATGGTGATATAATTTGGTATTTAGACGCAGACCCAGGTTACACTGTTAGCGTTTCTGATTTTAGTATACCAAACACAACACCAACAAATGTTCCACAACCAGTTGGTTATAAAACTTTTGAAGGTGCCGGTGTACCAAGCCCTATATTAGGGGTTGTTTTTGAACAAGATACTCCAACTAGAATAATTATAAGAATATTTTTATATCCTAACTCTACACATGGTATAACTGGGAACGCTTTTGTTATGCCAGATAATAGTGTTACGGCTTCTTTAGATATTGATGGGTGTGCTTTCCCTGCTGGTGATGAACATTCAATAACAGTTGTTCACAATATTAGCGGTGATCAAAAAGATCTTTGTAATGTCAATTGTGTTATAGAAAATGATTTTGCTAGTATATTAACTAAACAAACTATAAATCATGAAACAACAGTTAGCGGTATGCTAGATGATTCACATAATGACGCGAAGCTATTTAATTATATTTTAACAGCACCTGCTGGTCAAAAATTTAGAGTAGAACCAACTATAGTGTTAGACACTAATAAGTATTACTATACTTCTACTTTTAACTCTGAAATGACAGAAGCTACTTTTTGTGTGTACAAAGGTACTCAACAACAAGTATCTACAGGTGCTGGTAGTACACCTTTAAGGCAACCACCTACAACTTCAATAGCTCAAACAAGTGTTAGTAGAACTTCTTCATATTAATTTAAATATATAAAAATGATTTGCGAAAGATGTAATAATAACCAGGTACAAACTATAAACTACTCTTCATGTGCTCAGGCTAATGCTGATAATGCAGGTGGGTATAACGATTGGATACCAGAGCAGTATATACCGTCTATGTCTTGGCAGACAGCTGGAGATGGTACGATATGTACTCCTTATGGTCAAAATTTAAAAAATAGCTGGCTAAACAGCTCGATGAATACAGTTAATTTAGTTGTAAATACTAGCGGTGGTGATGATCCAGGTGGCGGTGATCCTAGTGGTGGAGATCCAGTTGGCGACCCAGTTGGTGATCCAGTTGGTGGTTATAACTTTGGCGATGTTAATACACTTCCTTGTGGGACGTCATTTTTTATAGATAATTCAAATGGACAAACATTTAACGCTAGCGTAGTAAACAATGATGGTGTGTTTAGAGGTTATTTATGTATGAGATGTGAAGGTATTGACCACTCATATACTCTTAATCCACGTGTTTATGGGTCAGATGCTAGTGCGCTAGGTGTTCCTAGTGGAACGTGGATAACCTGTGATCAAGCAAACACTATTAACATGAGTGGTCATAATGATTGGGCTCCTCAGCATACGTATTATTTAGAAGAGCCATGCGGTTGTAATCAAAGCTCTGGAGTGTCAAACGATCCTATTGTTACTGCAGATCCAAGAGATCCTATAATAACATTAGATGATAGAGGTAATCAAGTTGTAATAACAAGTAATGAAATCAACGAGTGCTATGTTAACACACCACCGGTACAAATTACAACAGCTAAAGAAGAAACAACCGCTACGGTCACATGTGAGTTAGAGACTATACCTATACCTAGAGTAAACAATATAACAGATCTTATTTGTATAACAAAGTCAGATATATTTAATAAACCAACAACTGTTGGTGGTGATGCTGGTAGTGACTCAAGTGAAGAAGATGATAATAATGAAACAACACAATATCCTGTAGATGAGTTTGGCAATACATTAATAGAAACAGGTCTTGTTAATTATTTAAGCGCTGCGGGTGGAACTCATAAGTTTAGAGTACTTGGAGATCATATGGCTAATTTTGATTTAGTTGTTTACAACGAGACAACTGGTAAGTATTATAATTGGGCTATGGATGGAGGATTAGGAACTTTTTCTAATGGACACCATGTTATGAACGGAAATGCTAATGCCGTTGCTCTTGGTCACCCAGATACTTTTGATGTTGTATTTCCTACTGTGTCAACAGCAACTACATATAAAGTATATTTTGTAGAAAGCGCGCCTACTATATACAAACCGTTTACAACGCCTACAAACTTAACAGCAAAATGGACTATAAATCAATTAGTAAACATTACAACAACTGTTAATTGGGGTTCAACTATTTCATCTCTTAGCACTGTTACTGATGGTAGTAACGGTAGTACGGTTGCGTATACTTTTAGTACATCTGCTGGTTCTAATTTAAGTTCTAATCCAAATGTTAGTGGAGAAAAAGCATTTACAATAACATTTTTTGTATCAGGTAGTAAAACTATGGACTGGACTGTTGCAAGAAAAGATTTTTATGGTACAGGTGTTCACAATGATGTTGTTACAATAGATGATATCGATACTCCAGATACTGGTGATTTATCTTCTATATTATCTATAAACGCTACAGCGTCATTTGTTAACAATGGCGAAGGTGCTGGATGTACAGGTACTATAACTGGTAGTATGACTTTTGGTCAAATGCCACTTATTAATCAGTCAATAATATTTAACCCAGATTCATTTTTTACAATAGCATAATATGATAACACTTACTTTTGATTTTCCTTTAAATGTTTCAGTACAAGTTGGAGACTGCGCTTATTTTGTACCTACAACAACTAGCTCTAACTTTAACGTTAACAGTTCTTCTGTACAAAAAATAGGTATAATAACATCTATTATACATGCTTCTAATACTATAGTTACTGATGGTAGTGGCGCCGCTCCTTCTAATGGGGATTTTATACTTTTTTCTAAAGACAATAAAGTTAACATGACAAGTTTACTTGGTTATTATGCTAGTACAACTATAAGAAACAACTCTACAGATAAATCAGAGTTGTTCAATATAAGCGCTGATTATATTGAAAGTAGTAAATAAGTGGCAAAAACTGTGACTATATACTAAATTTAATCAAGTGTAATTATGGACGAAAAAATAAACAAACAAGTTGAAGAAGAACCTTTAACAAAAGAGGAAAGTAGAGCTCAATTTGTAAAGATTACTAATGAATTAGGTATAAAACACTCTTTTAATTTTGATGAAGCATGGGAAATAGGTGAAGAAATTAGAAGAAGAAATACTTTTAGAGAAAAAATAAACGATGTAGAGCAAGCTATAATAAATTCTACAGAAGGTGTTAGTGGTAAGGATTTGCAAAAAACAAACCCTGTTAAACACACTTTTGCTGGTGGTTGTTATATAAGAGAAATATACAATCCAGCTAACGAACTTATTATAACAAAGATACACAAGAAAGAACATCCGTTTTTTTTAATGAAAGGAGAAATGTCAATACTAACAGAGGAAGGTATACAACATATAAAAGCACCTTATCAAGGTGTTACAAAACCAGGAACAAAAAGAGCAATATACACACATGAAGAGTGTGTTTTTATAACAGTGCACGCTACAGAACATACAACTATAAAAGACGTTGAAAATGAGGTTGTGTGTACAGAATATAAAGATTTACCAGAAGGTAGTGATGCTTTAGAAATACTAAAAAAAATTAATTTAAAAGAATAACAATATGAGTTTTGCAGTAGCAGCAGTAGGTTTAGTTTCAAGTGGTGTAAAGCTTTGGGGTGCTAGTAAAGCAAAAAAAGCAGCTAAAGAGAAACAAAAAAAAGCAAAAGCAGCTTTAGAGGCTAAGAAAAAAGAATACGCGGCGCTAGACACTTCTAACTTAAACAAAAACCTAGAAAATAAAATGGAAGACCTTACTATAAATCAAAAAGGTATGGAGCTTCAAAATCAACAAGGACAACAACAAAGAGCCAATATAATGGACCAAATGAAAGGTGCTGCTGGTGGTAGTGGTATAGCTGCATTAGCACAGCAAATGGCAAACTCAGGTCAGTTGGCAGCACAACAATCAGCAGCTGAAATTGGTAAACAAGAAGCAGAAAATCAAGCTAAACAAGCTGCTGAAGCTTCAAAGTTGCAAACAATGGAAAGACAAGGTGAAGCTGCTTCTAGAGCGCTTAAATATAACAAAACAAAAGCTATGATGGATATGGCTGCTGGAGAAATGAGTGCTGCTAGTGGAGAGCTTGCAGCGGCTAAACAACAACAAAGTAGCGCTGTTGGCGGTATAGTTTCTTCTGTAATAGGCGGTATTTCAGATAGAAGAGCTAAAAAGAATATAAACAAAATAGGTGTATCACCTAGTGGACTAAATATATATAGTTTTGAATATAAGAATCCTATTTTTGGTGAAGGCTTATTCCAAGGTGTTATGTCTGATGAGGTTCCAACTGAAGCTGTTTTCAGTGTTGGTAATTATGAGGCTGTTAACTACAGTATGTTAGACGTAGAATTTAAACAATTATAGATATGGCAGAAGACACAAGCGCTGGTACTGGCGGAAACAATAGTTTTTATAATATCGGTTACCAAACAACTAAATCAGAATTACAAGCTGATAAAACTAATTTTAGTGGCCTAGATATTGCTTATCAAGCATTACAAAATAGACAAAACGCTATTTTAGCTGAAATAAAAGAAGAAGAAAAAATAAAAACAGATGGTAGAGTTGCGAAAGGAAAAGAACTAGAAGCTGTTATATCAGAACTAGATGCTACCATGACTAGCTTAGGTCCTGAATCTTTTGCCCAAGCACAAAGAGAAGTTGAGGATTTAAGAAATAGAATGTATGAAGCTATAGATAATGACGATCAAAAAACTATAGCAGAGCTAAATATAGAATTAAAAAATATAAAACAAAGACACTCAGCTGATGCTGAAAATCTTACAATGACTATAGACAACTGGAATAATGGTTTAGTAAGTACATCAGCTATGACTGACGATGCTATTGATACATACACTAGTTTTGCACATGCTAAAAAGAGCGGAACAGCTAAAGAAATATATGAAGGAAACCCACCAGTGTTACATTATCAATTTCCAAAAGTAGATGAAAGCAACCAACCTATACCTCAATTAGATCCGTTTGGAGAGCCAATGATTGGTGAGGACGGAAACCCTGTTTATGAGATGCATAAGTATACATTAGAAGATTTGGAAGATTTAGCAGTGCCTATTGACACTGAAGGTGGCGAGGCTTATGTTGATTATGTAGAGGCTCAATCTAAAGTTTTTAACGAATCAGGTAATCCACCTACAGACTACGCTATAAAACAGCAAATAGAAAAAATAATACCTAAAGACGAAAAGAAAATAAGAGACTGGTTATGGGGTGATCCTGCTCAAACAGGTAAACTAGATGTTCAAGGTTATTTATTTGATATATTAGATGGTACACATAAGATATCTCCAGAAAACGAGTATGACTTATATAAAAAGTTAGGTGTGCCTGAAATAGGTGAGCCAGATGGTGTTTACGACGAAACTGAACTTCAAGCTATGGACAAAGCGGCAATAGTTAAGTCTATAATGGAAGTCGATGACTTAAACACTTCTTATCAAGTAATTACAGAAATATACACTGATATAGCTAAAAATAATATTAGTGGTAATGAAGATTTAAACAAAGACTACAATAAAGAAAAAACAACATCTTTAACTAACAATGTAAATCTTGAAGAAACAGAGCAGTTAAAAAGAGATAGAATTTTAGCCTTGTATAAGGATTTAGAAGCAAATCCAGATAAATATCGTGGTTATACTAAGAAAAAACTTGCTCAAGAGTTTGATTTAACAGAAGCTGATCTAGCTGGTGTTACAACTGGAGAAGGTAATATGATAAATCTTGATTCTATATTATCTAATCCTATAGAAAAGAAAACTCAGATGACTAATCAGGAATTTTATAATATGATAGAATAATATGCCAGATATTAAAGAGGTTATAGATATGATGGTAGCAGCTGGTAAAACAGATGCTGATATTATATCTGTTATAGAAAAATATAATGCTAAGCAAGCAAAAGCTAGAGCCGTAGAGCAAGCCAAGTTAGCTGAACAACAAAGGTTAAGAGAAGAAGGTACAGATGATCCTAGCGCTCCTAACGCTGGTGGTAGCTGGGGTAGAGCAAATCAAGAAACTGGAGAGGTTGTAAGTAACATAGATATTAACGATCCTGATTTACCTCCTGGATATTATTTTTATGATGACGGTGAGGAGAGGTTTGCTGAAGATGGTAGCATGATACGTTTTGATTTTCAATATGACGGTGAAGATAGATCTGGATTTGATTTAATATACAACAAAGAAAGTGTTACTAAAGAAAAAGAAAGAATTAGAAAACAAGAAATATTTGAAGAAGAAAAGTACGATGCTATGGTTGCAGCCGGTGATAATTGGACTGAAAACGCTGAGCAAAAATGGTTGAGAGAAAACTATCCTGAAAAAGCTGAAAAAACTAATTCTGAAATAGTATCACAAACACGTAATAATGCTGATGGTTATCATTTTAGATCTGGAGAAGCTGAAACAATAAAATTTCTTAAACAAGACTTTGGTAAAAACTCTAAGTTTTATAAAGAAACAGGTTTAGAGTTTTCTTTTTCACATGGTTTTACTGGTGGTAGTGGTAAGTTTTCTTATGATGATGATTATATAATTGTTACAGCACCTAATGGTAAAGAAAAAAAGTTTGAAACTGATTTTGATAGAGAAAGTGGTAAAGGTTTAAAGCAATGGAATGACTTTAAAAAATGGGCAGCTGAAAATGCTTATAAGGACGAAGGTATGACTACAAAGACTGGTAATAAAGTCAACATAAGTGATGCTACAAAAATGAATGAAGAAGATTTTATAAAAGAGTTTAATCACTCTGGAGCAATTATAACCTCTAGTGAAGATGCTGTCCCAGGTTTTAGTGCTGTTACAGTAAAATTACCAGGTGCTGGTCCAAATGGTACTACAAAAGAATTAAAAATATCATTACAACCTTGGACTCATAGCGGTGAAATGGAAGCTAGAGATCAAATATTAGAGTTGCAAGCGTATCAAAATAAAACTAAAAAAAATAAAAACGCCCCTCTATTAGAAGCTTTAACAACTGATGATGAGGCTCTTTATTATACAACTGGTGACTTTGGACAATTATCTAACGAGCAGATAAATGCAATGAAGTCAGCTAACATAACGGTTTCTAAAACAGGCAAAACACAAGGTGTAGATGTAGATAGTTTTTGGAATATAAGTTTTGATGGAAAAAGAGACGCTGTTGAATATACATTTAAACAAAATGGTAAAAATGTATATACCGGTACAGTTTATGGTTTTAGAGATTTTGTAGCATCTGGAAATATTAGTTTAAAACCAGAAGAGATAGACGCTTTAAAAACAAAAATACTTGGTTATGAAAATGAAGTTAAAAAAAGCGCTAAAAATATATCAGATAAAAAAATAGCAGCATTAACAAAAGATGATGTACTTGATAATTATTATGACAAAAAATTAATTACAGACATTGTTGCTAATTCTAATATTCCTGAAGACGATTTAAACAACGCTCTTCAAGATTATTTTATGCAAATTACTAAAGCTGGAAAAAGACCTACTATTAGTGATAAAAAAAAGAGAATAGCAGACTTTAGCGCTATAGATTTTTTAGAATATTATCATGGTTGGTTAACAGTTAGAGCTACCTCAACAGGAGGTACAGGTGAATACGCAATTAGCGGGGACATGTATGAGGCACCAACAGAAACAAAAGAAGAGTTTGTTAGAAAATACAATGCAGATATAGAAAAAGCTTGGTCTAGCATATATAAAGAACCAGTAGTTAACGAAGAAGGTGATATTATATCCCAAGGTTTAGATGTTACTTTGGCTAATCACAGACTTACTATGAATGATAATATTCGTAAGTCAGATATAAGAGCTGAGTTAGAAAATGATACTGGTTTAAGAACTATTGTTTCTTCTAGCCGACTCATGCAAAGACAAGATTTAGAAGAAAAAACAAAACAGCAAGAGGAGTTAGTTAAAAGTTACACAAGAAAATTAGAGAACGAAAAATTTAAAATTGAATACGAGCTTAATTCTATAGTGGATTCAGCTCAAAAAGAAGGAGTTACAAGTGTTAAGTATATTGATAATGGTAACGGTGTAGATGGCTATTATCTTGTTGAAGCTCAAGACGAAAATATTAGAAAAAAATATCAAGCTAAGTTTGACAACGCTTTGAAAAGAAGTAGAGCTATAAGCTCACAATGGGAGGAAGAAAGAAAAGATTTAGTGTTAGAAAGTGATGAGTTAGATGCGTTATTAAACGAGTTTCAAGGAGATGAGTACGTAACAAAAGCGTCTTCAATGGAGTATAACCTAAGAGAGGTGTTAGCACAAGATGTTATGCATAGTTTTGAAAACTTATTCTTGGATGTGCCTGTGTTGTTTGGTAGTGATTCAGCTCTTAGAAGAAAAAATAATAACATACAAAGTAGTCAACTTTACCTACCTGATAAAGGAACTTATAGTGATGCTTGGGATGAAGGTAATTTTGGTACATACGCATTAAGAACTGTTGCTCAGCAATCAGCACCTGTTGTTACAGCTATAGCTGGTTCATATGGGGCCACAGCTATTTTAGGTGCAACTAGAGGTGCTACTATAGCAACCAACGCTATACCTGCTTTTTACGGTGTTACAGCCGCTGGTGGTAAACGTGGTGAAATAGAAACGGCTAATGAAAGAGCTATACAAGCTACGAAAGATATCGAGATATTAGAAAAAAATAAAGATTTAATTGATCCAGATGTTTACAAAGAGTCAATGGCTGCTTTGCGAGCGGTTGAAGCAGATGGTAATATTAACGGCTGGAAGAAATGGTTAACTATAGTTGGTAGCGGTATTATAGAAGGCACGGTAACTAGATACCTTGGTACTTTACCAAACTCTTTAAAATTAGTAAAAGATTTTACCTCGCCGTTAGATGATATTATAATGGCAGGCGCTAGAAACGGCTGGCAAAATGCTGGTCACGCTGCTCTAAGATTAGGAGGGAGAACTCTTAGTGAGGTAGCTGAAGAAGTTACAATAGCAGGTGGAACAATGGGGTTAGAAGCGTTAACACTAGGTAAAGACTTTGAGTGGGACACATTAGATGATGTAGCTATAGATGCTATAATGGTTGCTGGACCTATGAACGGAACAGGTGTTATGTACTCTTCTGTTTTACAGCACTACGCTAGTAGACCTATGTTTGAAAAAAACATGTCTATCAAAAGAGAGCTTCAAAGAAACAAAGATGAACTTGGCAAGACAAATGACAAAAGAAAACGTGCCATGTTAATGGAAGAACGAGAAGGTTTGATAAACCAAATGTATGCTCTTAGTAGTGAAATGGAGTTAATGGCAATGCAAAATGGCGGTAAAAGAAATGCTGATTTAATGCGTGTTGGAAACGAGCTAAGAGAACTAGATAAACAAGCTGGTGTAGACCCTACACTAAGCCCTGATTCAAAAGAAAAAATGTTAGCGGATTATATAACAAAACTAGAGTCAGAAAACCCATCTAAAGCTAAAAAGTTTAAAGAGCAATACGACTCAGCTTTAAAATTTAAAGAGAAACTTTTAAGCAACATTGACTTTGACACTGTTATAGAAGAGGTATATGGGCCTGAAGGTGCTCGTATAAAAGCTAGGTTAATAAAACAAAACCCAAGTTTAAGAAAGCTAGACAACAAGGAAATGGCTATTGCAGTTCATGAAGAATTTAAAAGACAAAACCAACAAAAAATAGTACAAGCTACTAGAACTGCTTATGATGGTAAAATACTAGAAGCTGTTGAAAAGCAAGTTTATAATGGTAAAACTTTCAAAGAGTCTGGTAGAAAAAATAGAAACAGAAAAGCAGAAGATGAAATACTGGCTGTTTATGGTCAACAACTAGGAATACAAAGCACTAACACTGGTATAATAATAAACAGAGATCAAAGTATAAATGCTAGAAGCGTACTAAGTGATAAGCGTTTACAAGACATACAGTCTGTTCAAGCAACTACAGACGAACAACTACAAGAAACATTATTACAGTTTCAAGATAATATACTAGCTCAGGAAATAGAAAGAATAAATAGAAGTAAACTTACAGAGAATCAAAAGAGAGATGAAATAGATAAAATACAGGCTGATATAAACCAAGAGTCAGAAATGCTCTTAGATGAGCTTAGAATGGGTGAGACAAACGCTGTAATATTGCGTAACGGAAAATATATTGTAAGAGACAAAAAAGCAGCTGACGCAGCACTAAAAGATGGTAATTTACTAGCAGGTACAGCATTGTCACACGAGATAATGCATGCTATTGATCAAAAGGTTTTTGATGGTCTTGGAGATATGACTAGTTACGCTGTAAATCTTTTTGATTACATGCAAAAAAATATTCCTGAAGTTCACCAAAACGCTTTAAATTTACAAAGAGCTATAGGTAATTTTAATCCAGATGTTTCTATGGCAGAGCAATCGTCTTTGTTTTGGGACGAGTACACCAAGTCTGTACAGGATTTTCTTAGTAGACCTAAGTACTCTGCGGATGTAAGACGTATATTACAAAGAGGACAAAGCACTAGAAATAAGCTTAGAGCTATGTTTGGTGGAGATTATAAAATAAACAACAGTACAGACGCTGCTGTTTATTTAGCTGGATATATAGATGCTTTCAAACGTGGTGAGCTTGGTAGTTTTCAAAAAAGAAAAATAGATGCTTTAGCTAAAAAAGAAAAGAAAGCTAAATTAAAAGAAGCTAGAAAATCAGCTAATATAAAATCACCTATATTATATAAACAAGCAAATGCTCTTGGTAAAAAAGTAAACGATTTATACGCTACAAAAGATTCTAATCCTGATTTTGCTTTTGATATAGCTAAGTTATACGAACCTATGCTAGGTAGATATTTAACTAGAATAGAAGATAAAGGAGCTATATTAGGAAAACAAGATGAAACAGGTAGAGTAAGCCAAGATGAAAGATCAAAAAACATAACCGATTTTAAAATGAACGGTATGTATGGTGAAAGAGGTATTGTAGATCTTATAGATAAGTTTAATCCAGATGAAATGGTAGATGTTGTTGATCCTTCTACAGGTGAAACAGTACAAGAGGCAAACACATTGTCTAGATATTTAAACGGTACTTTTCCACAAAGAATATCTGAGTTTACAAAAAATACAACTATAGATTTTCAAGGATTTAAAGTAGATATGTCTAAAGCAGAAAATGTTTTAACAACAGAAACTGAAGACAGTACAAACGACATATTAACACCTGAAGTACAAGATCAACTTAATACTCCTTTTTTAAATAACATCGAGTTAACTAAAGAACAAGTTAAAGCTGCTAGAGAAATTATAACAAGTGTAGTTGGTAGAAAATTACCAGCTTTAGATGCTAATGTTTCTAAAAATAAATCAGTGTCTCCTTTAATAGCTGCGTTGAAAAAAGAATTTGGAATAAAAAATGGGCCATTACATAGAATGATACAAAGTGTTATTGGTTCTAGTAAAGCTGAGGTTGAAGCTTATTTAAAATCACCAAGAAATAAAAACGCAATACTACAAACTTTAACAACAACTTGGTTGTCTAGAAACTTACCTATGGCTGTTGAGAAGTATGTTAATGGAATTGGTTATACAACAGATCATGTAGGTAGAAAGAAAGGTACTAAGGATGGTGATATACAAGCGTGGAAAGCAAGCGAAGAAGGTCCTTACAAAGGTATGACCGATGGTAAACAAAAAATTAGAAGAAACCCTAACGCAAATAAAGATGTTTCTAATGCAATGTTATTAAGTAACTTTGCTAAAGGAGACAAAATGACAGACATAAGAAGAGCTGGTTTAGAAAAACTAGAACTAGCATTAGCTCAAGAGTTTGGTATGGAGATATTTAAAGCTGACATGATAAATGATGGTCCGCTAAAAGAGTTATTTGTAGGTAGACAGGATCTGTTTAATAGAGTATTAGCTGATAATTTTGTAGAAGAGTTTGTAAGACAAACAGAAAGAGGTGTTACTAAGAGAAGTAAAAACCCTAGTTTTTTTACACCTATAAATGCTGATGATAAAAATGCTTTAGCTGTAGTTGAAGCAGAGGGTTATTCTTTAATAGCTGATATAATAAAAAACTTTGATAAAAAAAGAGAGTTTGGTGGTGCTGATGCTGTTTTAGGTTTGTATCCTATTGAAACTATAGAGTGGTTTTTAGATGCTGGTGGTTTTGATTTGTTTGATAGCAATGTAGAAAACGGTTTTGTTGTGCCAACTAAAAGTATGAACTGGGGTATATTTGATAAACAAAAACAAGTATACTTAAATAACGGTACACAGAGTAAAGTTATGAAAGATGCTATGAGAGATGTAGGTTCTTCTATGATAGATATTTTACCTCCTCAAGTATTAAAAGGTTTATCAAAAGAATTTTTTGGTCTAGTTAGTTCTAGACTTTTAGATGGAGCAGTAAAAGAAGATGGCAGCGTTGGCCCTTATTACGATTTACGTGTTAAGTTTGAACAAGCGCAAGCAAAGCCAAATACAAAAGTTAAACTACCATTTGATCCTACAAAGTTAGAATTATTAAATTCTAGCAGTGGTTTGATGAAGTCTATAAGTAATATATTAAACAAAGATATATCAAGAGCAGAAAAACTAGAACAGTTAAAAAAATTACAACCTAGAATAGATGCGGCTAATGCTAATAACAAACTTTTCTTAAAATACTTTTTTAGCGAAGCAGCTAAAATGCTAGTTAAAAATCCTCAAAACGCAGTTGGTTTAGCATCATTATTACAAGGCGCAACTAACAATGTTAAAGGTTTTAGAGCGTTTACAGATCTTGGTATGATAAAAGTTTTAGATGGTTCTCAGGCTCCTTTTGTAAAACCAAACGGAACGTACACAACAGTTAAGCCAAATGAAACAAACGGTCATAAAGTAAATAAAAAGCATCCTGATTATAAAAGAGCTATGAAGGAGGCTAATAACAACGAAAAAGTTGCTGGTGATATATTAGGTTACAAAGGAGAACATATAGACCCTAGCGCTAATGTAATGCAAAAACTTCTTAGGTCTACATTTGAATTAGCTGAGTTAATAAATAACAATCCTACTAAAGCTGAAAAAGCTATAATGGAGCATCAAAAAAAGTTTGATGATATACTTTTAAATTTTGATCAATCTTTAGGTACAAAAGTAGACTCTGACTTACAAGATGCTAGATTAACATCTACAAGTAACATTGGTTATTTTAGAAACATTGTTATAGAGTCAGAGTTAAAAAACTATATAAATGCTAAAAACGGAGAAACTGTTCAAAGCCTTGTAAAAGAAAAAGGTATGGCTATGTTAAACATGGCACCAATAGAAGAGGTTTTAAAAGCGGAAAGAATAGATGATGCTGTTACTATGGCAAGAAGATCTGCAAACCCTAGTAAAGGTATAACTATTTTAGATTTTGACGACACGTTAGCCACTAGTAAATCTGAGGTTATATCCACATCACCAGATGGTGTTGTTAGAAAACTAACAGCAGAAGAGTTTGCTAATGAAGGTGCTGAATTATTAGAGCAAGGCTGGAAACATGACTTCTCAGAGTTTAATAAGGTTATAGGTGGTAAAGTAGCTAGACTTTTTAATAAAGCATTAAAATTACAAAGTAAGTTTGGCCCTGAAAATATGTTCGTTTTAACAGCTAGACCTCCTGCTTCTCAAAACTCTATATTTGAGTTTTTAAAAGCTAATGGCTTAAATATACCTTTAAAAAATATTACTGGCTTAGGTAATAGTACTAGTGAAGCTAAAGCGTTGTGGGTTGCTGATAAAGTGGCTGAGGGATATAACGACTTTTATTTTGCTGACGATGCTTTACAAAACGTACAAGCTGTACAAAACATGCTTGATCAATTTGATGTTAAGTCTAAAGTACAACAAGCAAAAAGATCTGTAGACCCTAGTAAAGTGTTTAACGATATAATAGAAATGACTACAGGTATTGAATCTGAAAAACAATTTTCTGATGCACAAGCTAAAATTAGAGGTCATAAAACTAAATACAAATCTATAATACCAGCGTCAGCACAAGATTTTATGGGGCTGTTATACAACTTTATAGGTAAAGGTAAAGTAGGAGAAACCCAAATGCAGTTTTTAAAAGAAAAGCTAGTAGATCCTTTTGCTAGAGGTATAAATGATTTAAACTCTTCTAAACAAACATCTGCTAACGATTATAAAAATTTATTAAAGCAGTTTCCTGATGTTAAAAAGAAATTAAATAAAAAAATAGAAGGTACAGAGTTTAATAACGATCAAGCTGTTAGGGTTTATTTATGGAATAGAGCTGGTTTTGAAGTACCAGGTCTGTCTAAAAGAGATTTAAATATGTTAACTAGTGTTGTTAACAATGACTCTCAATTAAAAAGTTTCGCAGAAGGTGTTGGTGCTATATCTAAAAAAGAAAACGGTTATTCTCAACCAGGTGATTTTTGGTTAGCAGAAAATATAACTTCTGATTTACTTAGTGATGGTGCTATAGGTGATGCTAGATCTGAGCATTTAGCAGAGTGGATAGAAAATAAAAACATTATATTTAGCCCAGAAAACATGAACAAAATAGAGGCTATATATGGTTCTAAGTTTAGAGAAGCTTTAGAGGATATGCTTTACCGTATGGAAACTGGTAGAAATAGACCAATGGGTGGTGGTAGGTTAATGAATATGTATATGAACTGGGTTAACAACTCTGTTGGTGCTATCATGTTCTTTAATATGAGATCTGCTTTACTTCAAACTATATCCGCTATAAACTTTGTTAATTGGTCTGACAATAACCCAGCTAAGGCAGCTGCTGCGTTTGCTAATCAACCACAGTATTGGAAGGATTTTGCATTTTTATTTAACTCTGATTATTTAAAACAAAGACGTTCTGGTAATCAAAGAGGTATAAACGAAGCTGAACTTTCAGCTGCTGTTGCTGGAGCTGAAAACAAGGCTAAAGCAGCTATAGCTTGGTTGCTTAAAAAAGGTTTTTTACCTACTCAATTAGCAGATAGTTTTGCTATTGCAGCTGGTGGTGCTACTTTTTATAGAAACAGAATTAAAAAGTATTTAAAAGAAGGCATGACGCAAGAACAAGCTGAAAAACAAGCTTTTTTAGATTTCCAAGAAACATCAGAAGTAGCTCAGCAGTCAGCTAGACCTGACATGATATCTCAACAACAAGCATCTCCATTAGGTAGGTTAATATTATCTTTCCAAAACACACCTATGCAGTACGCTAGAATAATAAATAAGGCAGCTAGAGACTTAGCAAATGGTAGAGGTGATTTTAAAACACATGTCTCTAAGATAGTTTATTATGGTGTTGCTCAAGGAATATTATTTGGAGCTTTACAGTCAGCATTGTTCGCGGTGATAGGAGACGAAGAAGAAGAAGAATACGATAAAAAGAAAGAAAGAATATTAAATCAAATGCTTGATTCTTTGTTGTCAGGTATAGGTTATGGTGGTAAAGCTATAAGTACAGTTAAGAACACTATACAAGAGTATATGAAACAACAAAGTAAAGAGTGGGGAGCTGATCACACTTATACAATACTATCTTTGCTTGGTTTTTCTCCACCTATTGGTTCTAAGTTACGTAAGATATACTCTTCAATACAAACACAAAAATACAACAAAGGTGTAAGTGAAAAACGAGGTTTTACATTAGACAATCCAACGTGGAATGTTATAGGTAATGTTATAGAAGGCTTTACAAACATACCTCTTGGAAGGCTTGCTAACAAAATGCTTAACATAGATAACGCTTTAGACTCTAATCATGAATGGTGGCAAAGAGCGGCTTTACTTTTAGGTTGGAACACTTGGGATTTAGGCATTAAAGATCCAGATATAATACAAGCAAAAGAAGAGGTAAAAGAAGAGAAGAGAGAAAAGAAAAAGCAAGAAAATAAAATAAAAAAAGAAAAGAAAAAACAAGAAGAAGAAAGAAAAAACCAAGCTGAGATAAATAAAAACAAAAGTAAAAATGATGGTAGATGCGCGGCTATAAATAGACATGGTGAAAGATGTAAAAATAAAGCTATTAACGGAGGTTTTTGTACTATTCACGAGAAAAAGGAAAAAAGAAGTGATGGTGTAAAACTTCAATGTAAAAAAATTAAATCAGATGGTAAACGTTGTAAAATGAAAACATCAAACAAATCTGGTTTATGTTACTACCATGATTAGGTAAAGAATTAAAAAAATAAGTGATAATAACAAAATGGTGAGAAAAATATTATTTATATTATTAGCAATAACTTTATTAGCTTGTGCAGCTCCAAAAAAATGTTGTGCTCAAGAAGGTAAAATAGACGTTAAAAGACTTTTAAAGTTCTCTACGTTTTATGCTGCTGTAAATGGCGGTACTTCATTATCTGATGTTAAGGTATTTTCTGTAGACAACGGTTTATCTACTCAAACTATCTCAACTCCTTACGATTATAATTTTACCATTGGACTTCGTAAAATAGCAAGATTTGGGTATGAGAATAAAGCGCAGACTTTTTACGATGGTACTGAGTCTAATTACAGTGACGCGGCAACTGTTGGTAAAGTTAGAGGGGTTGAGTATTTATTTGAAGTAGATTATAAAAGACAGGAAGGTGTTAACTACATGGATCAACATCATTTTATTAGATTTAGCTCTGATGATGGTTGTCCAGACGAATTATGTGTAAACTTTTTTGCTTTAAAATTTGAATATCTAGAAGATGGTTTTGCAGATATAAAATATTTTGAAGCATCAGAGAGATACAGACATCGTAAAAATGCCAACTTATCTTGGAATATAGGACTAACACATAGGCTTGCAGAACCATACGGTTACAATGCTTTAGATGAATGGATGTTATCTAATGGTAATATACATTATACTTATTTAGCTTTACAAGAGGGTTACAACGTAGATGTTGCTAACAGTGAGTACAAAGACCCTAGCGGAAATATAGTTGCAACTAGCGCAGAAGTTTGGGAAGCCGTAGTAATACCACAAGTTTTATCTGACTACACTCAGAAAAAAAGAAATGAATTAGACAAAATTATACAACACTCTTTAGTTGTTGGTTTTGATTACTACAAATACAGTAAGTCTAATTGGTTGCACGCTTGGGGGAGTTTGATGCCATATCATTATGATGACGGTAGTGAATTTAGTTATCACAATTACGTAGACGGTCAATGGTATGATTATTCTTTTGGCTTAATATATGGTATAAAGCAAAATAAAAACTTAGGATATTTTGTAGAGGGTAAATATAATAAATACTGGAATCGTGAGTGGTACGATTTTAAAATAGGAATGAATTACACAATTTTTTAAAATGGCAAAAGAATTAAATGAAGATACAAGTTTTAAAATAAGTATTAAAACTTTAATTGGTATAGGTTTTGGTATAGCTACAATTGTTGGTATGTGGTTTGCTTTACAAGCAGATATTGCTGAAGCAAAAGAATTACCAGCACCACCAGATCCAGAAGTAACACGCATGGAGTTTGATATGAAAGATCAAATGATACGTAATACTATTATGGACACACAAAAAGATGTAGAAGAAATAAAAGTTACATTGGAAAAAATAGAAGACAAACTATACAATAGATAAAATTAAATGGAAAACGAGTATAATGTTGATTGGAGAGTTTATATTATGTATGTGCTTATTATGGTTTTTGTATTTATCAGTAGCACAGCATTCGGACAAATAACAGCAACACACTTTAACGCAGGATGGAACAACGCTAATGGATGCAAGTGGTTTATGGAGTTAAAAGACTGTAAAACACTTGGCACTGTTGATGTTGCTAAAAATCCTAAAGAAGCAAAAAAACACAAAATAGCAGTTGTACCAACTATAATAATATTTAAAGACGGAGAAGAAGTTGCTAGGTTTCAAGCAGATCTTAGTTTTAAAATGGTAGCAACTAAAGAGGAGGTACAAGAAGAGATTAATAATATAATAATGAGTGATTTTTAATTATGACATATCAAGTAGACAAATCAAGTCCATTTACAAAAACGGCACCGGGTAAAAAGTTTTCTATTAAATCAGGAAATAGAACTATTAGTTATGGAGAAAAAGGATACACTATAGGTAAATGCGGAACTCCTAAAGCACATAGTTATTGTGCTAGATCATCTGGTATTAAGAAATGTAAAAACCCACCTTGTGCAAACACGTTATCAAGAAGAAAATGGTGTTGCCAAGGTAAAAGAAGTGTGTGTAGCGCTTGTAGCAAAAAAAGTTAAATATGTGGAAAATATTTAAAGATAAAAATGATATAAACGAAAAAAATGTAGTTGGTTTTATATCTTTTGCCATTATGGTTTTGTTTGCTATTATAGACCTAGGCACAGCTGTTATATACATGGGCTACGTTGGAGGTGGTGAGTTAGAAATTAACGATACTATATATAACTCTTTTGTTATGGTAACATTAGGTTGTTTTGGTATCAGTGCATTTGAAAAAGTTAAAAAACAATGAAAAAAATATTATTTATTTTATTATTACCAATATTAACATTTGGGCAAAACTGTATACCAAGTTTAACAGTTAAAGACACATGTATGTATGGTTATGCTAGGACGTGGTTAGAGTGGAACTCGCTAGATAGTGGTTGTGCAATAACCAAAATACACAGAGGCACACCTTATAATAATTACGTTTGGAATTGGAATAGTTCAGATACTAATTACATGTTTATTAATAATTATAGTCCTGGTGATCCTTTTGCTAGTTCTGACGGCTTTTGGGTAATGTTTGAAATGTCTGACAGTACTTTTACTGATACCATTTTTGCAAATAACTTTGTTTGTATTGAAGGTTGCATGGATCCAGCTTATGATAATTACAACCCATTAGCTAATATACCTGACGTTTGCTTGGCAATACCTCCACCGCAAGATGATTGTTTAGATACTACAAAAACATCTATAACTTTAGAAATAACACCTGATACTTACGAAGGAGAAACATCTATTGATATTATAAATCAAGATGATAGTGTTTTATTTAATTTACCTCAAGGGTTTTTTAACAGTGTTGGTACTGGTAATGTTTATACTAACACTATATGTGTACCTATAAATGACACAATAAGATTTATTATATATGACTCGTATGGCGATGGAATATGTGGTAGTTGTTTTGGTGGCGTAGATGGTAAAGTATTAATAACTGACGAGTGTGGTGATACTATATATGGTTTATTACCAGGTGATAACTTAAACTTTGGGCACAGTGACACTTCAGATACATTTTTAATGAAAGACTGTAGTTGGATACCTGTTGTTGGTTGTCCTAACCCAGGTTATTTAGAATTTAATCCAGCTGCCGATATAATGGATGCTTCTACATGTTTAACACCAAGAGTTGTTGGTTGTATGGATAGTACTATGTTTGATTTTGATCCTAGTGCTAACACGCCATTAATGGAAGATACTTGTGGTTATGTGTTAGAACTTACAGATGGTGGTGGTGACGGTTGGTTAGGTGCTTACGTTGTGGTAAATCAACTGGGTAATTCATATGGTCCTTACACTAATATAAGTTCTTTTGTTGAAACTATAAACTTAGAACTAAAATCAAACCACCCTGTTACAATTAGAGCTTACTCACAAACAAGCTCTGATGCTACAATAGATCAAATAGGTTTTAAATTAATAAATCCAGAAGGTGAAATTATAGCTTCAGGTGGTACAAACCCTTGGAGCGATAGAATAATGTTATTTCCAGACAAATATATAGCTTTACCAAACTGTCCTACTATATGTACACCTTATGTTTACGGTTGCATGGACATTACAGCTTACAACTACAATAATAATGCAAATACTAGTGATGGTAGTTGTTATTACGCTCCTGGTTGTACAGATCCACAATTTTTACAATATTATACACAAGGTTTTACCGCTGATTATAATGACGGTTCTTGTGTGACAGAAGCAATATGGGGTTGTACAGACTCACTAGCTTTTAATTATGATTCTACGGCTAATTTAGATAACGGTGGTTGTGTACCTGTTATATATGGTTGTATGCAACCATTAGCATTTAATTATAATGCTAGCGCAAACGTTGATGATGGTAGTTGTGTTCCATTTATTTATGGCTGTACTGATCCTACTATGTTTAATTTCGACGCTAACGCAAACACAGATGACGGTAGTTGTATTCCTTACGTTTTCGGGTGTACAGACTCAACAATGTTTAATTATAATCCTTTAGCAAATAGTGACAATAATTCTTGTATACCTTACATATATGGCTGCACGGATCCTTCTATGCTTAACTATAACCCACAAGCAAATACGGAGGATTTTAGTTGTATTGCTTTTGTTTATGGGTGTATGGATAGTTTGGCCCTTAATTACGATCCACTTGCTAACACGGATAACGGTTCGTGTATCGAAATCATTATGGGTTGCATGGATCCAAACGCGTATAACTACGAATCAACTGCTAATGTTAACGATACTTTATCTTGTTTATATGATGCTGGTTGTATTACTGGTCCAGGAAGTCCTTACTGGCTCAACGACCCTTGTTATGCTTGGGTCATAGAGGTAGATGAATATTGTTGTGAAAATGAATGGGATACAATATGTCAAGCAACATATGATTATTGTTTAAATGGATGGAGCGGTCCTTTACAAAGCAGATATGTAGAGAAAAAATTAATAGCGGTAACAGATTTATTGGGAAGACCTTCTAAAATAGTTAAAAACCAAGTTTTAATTTATATATATAGTGACGGTACAGTTCATAGAAAATTAATAAAATAATGAAGTGGTTTGGTAATCATATATGGGACTTTATTTCTAGATTTAGAAATGATGTGTATTTAGAAGATGTTGATACTGGCACAATCGCTAGTGGTGGTAATCTTGGTTTAGATTCAAACAACAAGATTGTAAAAAATACAGTAAGCGGTGGGGGTGACTTTACATTAACAGCTGATAGTGGTAGTAACCAAAGTATATCTACGGGTAATACTATGGATATAGCAGGTGGTAATGCTATTAGTACTGTTGTTGGTGCTACTGATACAGTTACTATTAACCACGACGATACATCATCCCAAGAAAGTGTAAACAACTCTGGTTCTGCTGTTATTCAAGATATAACACTAGATACTTATGGTCACGTAACAGGATTAGGTTCAAAAACTATAGGTAAATCAGATGTTGGATTAGGTAATGTTACTGATATAAGTCAAGAAGATTTAACTTCAGCCATACTTACTGCTGTAGCTAAATCAGACGTAGGTTTAACATCCGTTGAAGATAAATCATCGGCTGATATTAGAAGTGAGATTGTAGAATCAGATATACCTGCTTTAGCTACAAGTAAAATTACTAGTGGTACTTTTGATGACGCGCGAATACCTAACTTAAATGCGAGTAAAATAACAGCTGGAACTTTATCAGTAAGTAGAGGTGGAACAGGAGCAACTAGTGCAGCTGATTCGTTTAATGCTTTAAAACAAAGCGCAACTGAAGGTGCTACTGGAGTTGTTGAGTTAGCTACTACGGATGAGGCTGACACAGGCACGGATACAGCTAGAGCGGTAACACCTGCTGGTTTAAAATCTCATGTTAACGCTAGGTTTACATATCAATATATTTCTTTTACTGGTAACGCTCAAATAGACACAAACTGGGCAACACCTGGTACAAATGGTCCTTTTACTCATAATTACAACACCGACACAGGTGTTAACGGTACTTCAGTTGGTTCAACTACCCATAATTTTGCTAGATCAAAACAAAACGGTTTTATTGTACCATATGACAACGCTGTTTTAGTAGGTTTTTATGGTATGATTAGAAACAATACCGCTAATAATCAAGGAGCTTTAGGTTTGTTTCATTCTACATACGCAACATTTGGTGCTAGACAAAATACATCAACGTTTACGCTTCAAGCTTATGCCGCTGCAGACACAACAGGTGGTGCTGGTTCAAGTTATCAAGGTCAATGTAAAGCTATTGATTTAGCTAGAAGTTTAGATTTAACAGCTGGTGATATAATAATACCAGCTATAATGCAAGCGAGTGAAAAAGCTTACGCTCAATTTACTATAGTAATTAAAACACCAATAATATAATGTCTGATATAAAAACTATAACACAAGAATTGTCCGATGCTAGCTTAGATTTAACTAATGCTATTAATCATATTAATGAAAATTTAGACGGTATAGCTGACTATGATAGCCATGATGAAATAAAGGCAATATTAGTAAAAATATTAGAAAAATTAGATGAGGTTATAAATAAAATAAATTAACCAAAATAAAATGGCAAACTTTACAAATGTAACATCAGCAACAACAACTACTTTAAATGCTATTGGAGTTGGTAATGGTAGCTATAAGCTAAAAATTACTAACAATCTAGCAGCTAACCAAACGGTTACAGTACAGCTTGTTGACTCTGATTCTAACATATTTTATGTTATTAAAAATTTAGTAATGCCAGAAGCAACTTCTGTTGTTATAGATGATATGATGTACGACGCTACGTTTTATTCAGCACAGGTAGTAACAACAGGCACAACAAATATAACAATAACACAAATATATATATGATAAGTAAACACGTAAGTTACAAGGAAGGTGTGTATAGCATAACGGCAACTCGCCTAGGAATTGATAATACACCTGGAGATGATCAATTACATAACATGGAATTAATAGCAGAAAAAATATTTGAACCACTAAGAAAGTTTGTAGGAGGTCCAATAAAAATAAACAGCTTTTATAGATGTCCAGATTTAAATAAAGCTATAGGAGGTAGCACAACATCACAACATTGTAAAGGTCAAGCTATGGATATTGACGATACATTTGGTAAGGCTACAAACGCCGAAATGTATTACTGGATAAAAGATAATTTAAACTTTGATCAAATGATATGGGAGTTTGGTGATGATGATAATCCTAACTGGGTACATGTAAGTTATGTATCTGAAGAAAAAAATAGAAACAGATGTTTAAAAGCTTACAAAGAAGATGGTAAAACTAAATACAAAGTAATATGAAAAAATGTAAAAGATACAGAAACGCGCCTTTACAAGGTTTGATGAGAAAAAAACCAGGGCCTACAGATATTAAACTACCAACAATAGATGATATAAACCAATCTACATCTGACTCTACTGTTAGAGGTCAAACAAATGTTAATCCTGTGACTATTATACCAAATAAAACAAATTTACAAAAAGAGTACGAGGCAAAAGCCAAAGCATCAAGAATAGCTGCTGAGAATCAAAAAAAATCTATAGTTTATGATAAAAATAAAAAGAACTTAGAAAAAATAATGCAAAGTAATTCGTTAGCAAGATTATTTACTGGTATAAGACCAAAAGGATAAATATAAAAAAGGGAGCCGTTAAGCTCCCTTTGTTATTTTAGAATTGTTTGTTCTTTTGATCTTGAACCTCAACCCTGACTTCTTGAGCTAGAGACTTTACAGTCTGCATAGCTTTTCTAACCCGCGTTCCTGCGGAATTATTCCCTTCAACAAATTTAGTAACATCAGTTTGACAATCGTTAACCGCGTTTTGTAAACTGTCGAATAAAGAATCTAATTTATTAAAACTCATATTTAATTTAATTTAATTGTTAAACTTAAAATCTGTAAGATACACCTAATTTAAACTCTCCTTCTGAATCATCTTCCATTGATAACATATAGCTTGGATCAAAATATAAATTTGTCCAAAGCATAAAAGAATATCCAATACCAAAGTTTATATTATCTGTAGTTTCTTCAGTTGCAGCTTGTACGACAGCGTAGCAATTACTAAAGTAATATCTACCCCACATATCATACTCTTCACCGTTTTTAACTAAACCTACTGTTATATTGTCTTTTACCATATAACCAACACCTATATTATCGGTGATGTTTGACATTTCCATCTTCTCGTCACCTTCAGGTAAGTTTACGCTTGTTATAGCTACAAACTGAGCTGAACATAAAGTTGTGGCAAAAATCAAACTTGCCATTAAAAACATTTTTTTCATAATAATTGTTTTAGTTATAAGCCTGTTATTTCACAAGACCCACCAGCACAGGCTAGTTCACCAGATAGATCTGTTTCGTCAGTTGTTTCTACTATATTAGATAAATTAATATAATTTAAACTTTTGACTCTTTTATTAAACTCTGTTTTAGTTATATCTTCAAACGGAGCTTGTGTATATGTACCACCGTCATAAGGTAATACAGAAAGACCATTGTAACAATCTCTATTTTTCCACATCCACTCACCAGCTTTTTCCCATTCATCTGCTTTTAAACTAACCGTTGCAGATACATTATGAGTGTTTGATCCAGCTCTATGGCCAGGCTTAACCCACTCTGTAGCTACTTTTTTAATTCTATTTAACAAATCAAAAGCAGACTCAGTTCTTAATATAGAACCTTTTGGTGCTGACTGTGGTATTTCAATAACAGCAGTATCGTGAGGTCTAAAATACTCATCTTGCACTAAATCAGGATTGTGTATTTTTAAATAATTATATATAGGTTCGTTTTTACCTACACGAAGTCTACGTATATAATAATCATTATGCCAAGCATGTATACCAGAAGATGTACCAAGCACAAGAGATGTTGTACCAGCAGGTTTAATACATGTTGTCCTTGCTGCTTTGTTTATCCCTATTAGCTTTGCTACTCTTGTGTTCTCTCTTTTTACGATACTTGCAGCGGCCGTCATATCCAGCTGGAGCACAGCGGCACTCCCTATTCCTGTCATTGACACACCTATAAGAGCGTCTTTCTCTGTTGTTTCTTGCCATATTTCTCTTAGATAGTGGAATTCCGTATAACCTGCTTGAAGCGTACCAATGAATGCGGCGGCTTTAACGCGTGCGTTAAGCTCTTCTTGGCTCGTGACGTCACTTACATTAACTTCACACAGATTACAGAACTGGTACGGGCGTAAGGCTATTTCGCAACAAGGGTTTGTACCCCAGTCCTTATCATGATTAAAATATATACCTGGCTCGCCAGCTCCGGATAATTCAATACGTTTCCACAAATCTAAGAAAAATTCCTTTGTTATTTTATGTCTTATTAATACTGCAGAGTTGTTAGCTCTACCTCTTTGTGGGTCTGTTTCCCACCATTGACCTGACTTACAGGCAATCATTTCCTCATCATACGCGCTAAATAACGATATAAGCGCGGCTCTTCTGATTCCTCCAGCAAGAACAGCATCTGCAATATGACAGACAATATCATGGACTTCAAGCGTTGTAAGTTGTGTACCATCTTTTTTCGCATCTAATATTCCTTTAATTTTTATTATACACTCTTTTAAAGGCTGTGGACCTGGTGCTTTACCGCCTGAGGTCACAAGCCTAGCTCCCTTTGGCCTAATATCAGAATAATCAAATTTTATCTTAGATGATCTCTTATTGCCCAAATAAGACTTAATTAAAACCTTAATTGCATCTGACCAACCTTCAATACTATCACCAATAACAAATCTTCTTGTTCTTACTTCAAAAGGTTTTGCTATACACGGTAATTGTTTTACGTGATGTTTTTGAACTGAGTAACCAACTCCGCAGCCAGATAATAGCAAAAACATGCATTCGCTAAAGCTATCGACATGATCAATAGGTAGGTAGCTACAATTATATAATCTATTCGGACTAATTTCAATTGGCTTACCGCCAAACTGAAGCGAGCGCATGCTCGGTAAAACTTTTTTATCATAGACATATTTATATGTTAATTGTATTTGATCTGCTAACTCAGGGTATCTTTTTTGATGCATCTCTTTGTTTCTTGTGACTAGTTCTTCCCAAGATTCTCTACGATTTTCCTCAGGAAGATACTTAGCATACTTCATATGTACCGTTAGGTCTGAAAGTATTTTTTTATTTAAGTCTTTAGTCATTGTGAATAGTAAAACAAATGTCCATTAAAGGAATATACAAAACATGATTACTTTTACTTTTTTCATTGTAGGTTCTAAAACCTAATAATATACCTGGGTAAAACCCAAAACTTATCTCCCATTCTCTAAACATATTATTTATTTTTAGTTATTAATTCTATTACTTTGTCACATTCCTTTTGGTTCTGAGGTTTATATAAAGTTACATGTTTCATCTTATGATTTACATATTTTTTAAACATTTTCCATCTTAATGGGAAGCTTTCGTTAGCTCTACCTTTACATTCAATTATAAATGAACTACTTACAAAATCAGGTGTGTATTTTATTGGTAATATTTTTTTCTCTCCTCTATTAACCATTTCACCTTTACCATTGCTTTGTCTTTCATAACTTTTATTTTCTAATGTAAAACCTTCTTGTAAAACAAACGTACACCCTTCATAATCAGCGTGTATTTTAGCTTTTTTTAATGCTTGATACATATAACGTTCTAAACTAGAAGCAAACTTGATCCCGTCGAATGTGACTTTCTTTGCTCTAACAGGACCACGTTTACGTTTATATTTCCTCTTCATCGTATTTAAACTTATCGATCATAGCTTCTTCAGATAAATCACGAAGCTCTTCACGTGCTGTTTGTATATACAATATAGCATCCATAAGCTCTTCTTGTATATCATTTAAATAACCTTGAAGATCTTTCATTTTAAATCTACGTTCATCATCTAAAGTGTTGTTGTATTTTTCATAACCAACATCAGATCGTGACACAAATTTATCAACTACGTTTTTAACTACAGGATCACGAAAGCCATACGACTGTCTACACATGATACCGTTTTTACCATCCATTATTTCTCTATCGCTCATATTAATCTTTTTTAAATGTTCCATTACTCATTTTACCTGTTCTATCTTTTATCTCATTATATGCAGCATCAATACATTCTTCAATGCTAGTTCCTGCAAGATGGGCTAGATTGGTTAATACAACAACACAATCACCAATACCATCAATAATTTGTTTTTCATCTTTTTTAAGCACAGCTCTACATATTTCACCAGCTTCCTCCATTAACTTTAATGTTTGTGTTTTAGGATCGCCTTTGTGATATAGCCCTCTGTCTTCTGCCCATAATCTTATTTTATCAAACCTACATATTGTGGTACAGCTTTTGTTTTTATAATCAGACATAATACCGCCAGATCTTGGATAAGCGTTATTGTTATCAAACCATCTAGCAAAAGCTTTGTTATATACATAACATCTTTGATCGTTGTATTTAGATACTAATACATTATCCATTATCCATTCTATAGATTTTTCTGTTATTAAACATTCTCCGTGTTCTGTTTCCCATTTCATACCCTTGTTATCCATAAGTTGGCCTTTTAACTTATTAACAGGACAGGGGAATGTTGTTGTTTGTTCTGTTACGTTTATATTCATATTCAAATCTTTATTTTTATTAATCATTAATTCACTATATAACACGTCATCTACTCTATACTTGTAGAACTTCTGCATTATTCTTTCACCTTCAGATATAAAATCTATATCGTCAGATTGTTCTATTATTTCGTATTCACCAGGATAATATCCTTGTTGTTGATGAACACGTTTTTCAAGGTTAGTTGTTACACCAACCTTTTTACCTGGTATGTGATATAAATAGTATGTCATATTTTATCGTTATATAGATGCATATTATGTGCAAAATGATAATATACACCCGGTTCAATATTTAGTTCATTAGATATCATCTTTTGTAGCTTAGAAAAACAATATTGATCGTTACAAAAACCATACCAAAGGTCATTACTACGCATTGTTACACACATATCAAGTCTATTGTGTATTATTGTAAACTGTATTGCATAAGTACAAGGTGTATCTTTTTCATATCGCTCGTGTTCTTTGCCATCATATATAGATATTGTAGCTTGTCTAGTTTTATTATTACTTTTTAATTTTTTTACAATATAATCTATTTGTGATAACTCAGCATAATCTCTACGTTGCCATTGCCAACCATAGTTAGAGTTAACTTTACCAGCGTCATTAGCCATACGTTTCCATATCTCAGGTACTTTACCATATATCTTGCCAAGTTCAAAAACGTATGGAACACCAGACAAATACCACTGCCATTCAGCTTCAGCATAATCAAGTTTCCAATTACGCTCTTTATTTATTATCTTGTTGTCTTGTGAGTCTGTAATATAAAACCCAACATTAAACAAGGCTTTAGTATCTGCAAAATCTACACCGTCTTGCAATATACGATCGTGTAAATATTCATACGCTTCATTTGCATTTCTAAAGACTTTATTATTTATTGTATTTATCATGTTTATATTATCTGTTATCGTTCGTATTTGGTTTGTAATAATATTTATAATATTCTAAAAGTTTATCATAAACATTTTCGTCTGTGTACCTGTTAGGATCTGTATGTGTTTTACCATTAATATGTACATCTATTTGCCATCTAGATAAAGTATCTTTCCAATCTGGCATTATACTAACACTTACACCTCTTTCCATACACCACCCAATTATTTTCATTTCCTCCGGTTGCCAGCTCCTTGTTGGTACTTTTTTACTTGGAGATCTTTGCCATTTTTTAAATGCCATTATTCCCAAGGCATTGGCTCACCGTCTTCCACAATGGCTTCGTGTGGAACGAAAGAGCCAGAACGTGGTTCCCAGGTAAAGTGAGACTCAGCGCCGTTTTCACCGAGGTTTTGGAACTTAACCTTGAGTACTTTAACCTTAGTAGTTTTAGCATCGTAATCTCTATGTACCAAAAGTCCATGGTATGAAGCGTCGTACCATTCGCCACCACCTTTAATATTGTACATAGTTGGTTCTTCAATTTTTCCATCTTGTCCTTTATACATTTTAGTTGGGTGCGCAACAATAAACGTGAGCACATCGTATTTTTTACAAAAAGCTTCGATCTTAGCTAGATAATCCATAGTATATCTATTAACATCATCCGACTTAGCATCTACATCTCTAATTTTATTAAATGGATCAAGAACTAAACATTTAATACCTTTACGTTTTACAAGTTCAGCGCCTTTACGTAATACAGCTTCTAAACTGTATTTATCCATATCAATAAAGAAATAGTTATCATTAACGTGATTTGTAACTTGCTGCCATTTATCATTACCAATATCACCAACACTAGGCATGTCTTGCCAGTGCTTACGCATTAACTTGTGTGCGTGGAGATATACTGGTTGGTTTTCTGGACTAGCATAAGCAGTTTTCCAGCCATACAGGTTATTGTATCCCACAACCATTTGGTCAACAAAGTCAGATTTACCACTACTAGGAATACCAGTAACAGTAATAAATTGGCCAGTGTAAGTGCTAAATATTTTATCAAAATTATTAAGACCAATTTGATAACCTGGCTTAAATCCGTTTTTAACAAAGTCTTTAAGTTCATCTTCAACATCTTTTAAAGTTGATACATTTTCTAGTGGTACTGGTCGCGAGTTGTGTATAGCATTACGCAGCGCATCAGCACCATGTTCTAGTAAAAAGTCGTTAGCATCTTTATTACCATTAAAATCTATAAGGTAACATACTTCTGCTCCAAGACGTCTAACAAGCTCTCGTTGTAACATTTGACCAGGCTCGTCCTGATCTACAGCTAATATAATTCTAGTTTTGTCGTCAAAATAATCAATACAATTATCTAAATAATCTAAATTGTTATTATTTAACGTGGCTCCATTTGGTACTGAAATAGCATTTGGTATACCAGCTTCGTGTAGTGCAAGCACATCCATTTCGCCTTCAACAATAACACAGGTATCATAACCTACAATACTATTGATATTATAAAATACTTTTTCAGCACCTTTATAAAGCTTAAAGTTTTTTCTACCGTCACGGTACTTAACATTAATAAGCTGATCACCCATAAAGTAATTAAACTGTATTGTGTTTTCTTGCTTACCAGTTTGAGGCATAAACTCAAAGCCTTCAGTAACTTGAAGATCTCTGAGTGTTTGTTTTGATATGCCTCTTGTACCAAACCATGTTTCAACATTCGTACTTACCTCGTTAAAGTTGGCCGGCGTTTCCGGTCTAACATAGACACGTTCGCTACTGCCCTTGCGTTGATAAGTATGAAGTTGAAACGTAGTGTTGCAATTGTGACACGTACCGAGACCACGTTCCCAATCATAGCTAGCACATTGTAACTTTTGATTTTTAGGTTTCCTAGTATGAGAGCATAAAGGACATATTCCTTGTTTTGCACCCTCTTTTAGGCCATGTTGATTAAACTTATCAACAACAAATCCATTGATCTCTTCTCTATTCATTAAAACGGTAGGTCGTCTTCAGCAGCAGCAGGAGCAGGTGCTGGTGCTGATTGATTATCTCTTGGAGCTGTGTCAACATTTTGACCATTAGTCCAAACTACTTTTACATTACCAAGATAAGTCTTAGCTGCTTTTGCATCTCTTTCTTCCTTAGTTTGTTCTACAACTACAGGACCTTGATTACCAAACTGATCTGGTTCATCATTTAATGTAATTGTAATTGGTAAGTATTTACCTTTTTTACCTTCAAATATTTTATCCTTAGGTATGTTATTAAGATTAATACTTGTTTTAATAATACTTGCCATAATTAATAATTATTTATTTGGTTAAACATTCTCTTTAATTGTTCTTTAGTAACATTAGTATTTCTTCTAATATTATCTACAGCTTTCAAATGACTTTGATTTTTATAGAAATTACTAGCTTTTGTTTTAATACCTGTTACATCACATATCTTTTGCATAATATTTGGTTTAAAGGGTTTTACTTATGAAGTATTGTTTAGGATCAAAGTCCTTGGTCTTGTAAAACAAGTCATAAGCCTCACTTGCTTTACGTACCTTTTCTTCGCCCCGTTCGTAGAACTGTGGGGAACAGTCGAACATACCAATTTGATGGGTGCTCTTATCGATAACTATAAATAAAAACTCATATCCAAACAGTTTACTGTATATATAGGCTTGTGAGTCATAGTTATACTTTGACGCTGACCATTGAAACTTATCAATGTCTGCGGTTGTTTTTAAATCAATGATTAACTTTTCATCATGATTAACAATATCTGCTTTTCCTTTCCACTTGTTATTAAACAACTTAGTTACACCAGGTACTTCATATTCTACATTTCCTAGTGTAATAAGATCTTTGCATATATCATTAGCCATAACTTTTTCTCTCATTAATTCAATTGCATCTACCTCGTGTTGTAATAAACATAGCTCGCCACCAGCAACATCTTTGTAGGCTTTAGTATTTCTTGTTGTTGATTTAACAACTTTGTATTTTTCAATTTTATCAGGTTCTAAAATACAAGTATGAAAATACCCGCCAACTAAAAATGCTGGTGATGGTTTGCTGGGGTTAAACGCATTTAATGGGTCTTTTAATAATTTACCAACGTGAGAGTTGGATAAAAACTGATTACCAAATTCACCATAATAGTCTTCATCATTTTTTAACTTCTGTAAGATTTTTTCTTTGTTCATCTGTTAATTTATATTTAGTTTCAATAGCTTCAATATTACCACCCGCGGCTATATATTCTTTAGCTTTTTTCATTTGCTCCGCAGTTATAGGTGTTGCTGCTGCTTTTTTAATCTTATTAACCACGTTAGATTTTTTACCGTGATCATTAGTAGCATCTGCATCTTCAGTATCATCAATTAAGAATAAGTTACCTAACGCATACTTCTTACCATAAGAAGATGCCGCACCAAATTGTTGAGCGGTTTGCATGCCTTTTTGATTAAGGTCTACACCTACTACTGCTGTTGTTTTTATTTGATTTTTGCCATCGGAAATGATAGCTGTTGACTTTAGCATAGGAACTGGATCAGAGCTTACAATGTCTTCTTCAATAGTTACTGATACATCGTGCTCGAGTAAAAAGGGTTTTACCGCCTCCAATATGTCTTCTGCTTTTCGGAAATAGTATTTTCCAAACGAGTTATAACTCGATTTTTTAGCTTTTAGCTTAGTCTGTATGACTGCTAGTTTTTGGTTTAATTCTTTCATAATATTGGTCTTTTGGTGTATATATATAATTACATGTTTTTGTTTATATTTACATTAGTAACCTACAGATAATCAATTACTTGTGAGTGATCCACGTTATCTATTAATTTATCTACAGCTTGCTTTTTTAACTGTGAAACACGTACGTAAGCACCACTGCCTTCGATACCTAGATATTTAGCTATTTCTTTAGCGGAGTGTTTATCACAATCAAGCCCATAACTTAATCTCAACACATGAAACTCTTTATCATTTAAGTGTTGTTTAAGTAACGAGGTTAAATACATATTTAAAAATTCTTGATTATATGGTTCTGACTTGTCTTCAATTTGTAAAAACAAATCATCATCATCTCTAGTACCTGCATCAATACTTAAAAATATACTGTTAAAAAACATAGCTACAGCCATTTTATCTTTACCAAAGTTTTTACGTATTTCATTTGTTACATGTTCAGGTAAACGCATTTGACCTCTATTTTTATCTATAGCTCTACGTATACCTCCTTTTATTCTTTTAGATAAAAACGATTTCATAGTTTTTTCTTGGTCTTCAGAATCTTCTATTGTTTTCCAATCTATACGATCAACTGCTTTGATTAAATTTAAATGACCTTCTTGTATCATATCTGTGATAGCCATAACACCTGAAGCTTGTTGTGATGTAGCAAATTTTCTAGCTAAATTTTCTACAAGTGGCATAAATAGTGTTATCAACGTATTTCTATCATATAAAGAATAATGTTCTTTTCTTTTTATTCTTTTTATAGTTTGTTCTAAATCGTTCTTATATCTAATATAGTTTTGAATATTATAATGTTTCATAGTTGTTTGTTTAATAATTCTTTTTCTCGTTTTAATTGTTCACACATATTTCTATGTATTGTCCTACTCGAGCAGTCTAACAAACCTGCTATCCTTCCTATTGTTATCTTCTTACCCATATCATTCATATCTATCATACACTGATAAATATCATCAGCATGTATACGTTTACTTCTACCTATCAACTCACCTACAATACGTAATTTTTCTTCTTTAGACATACGATTGTTTGGTTTAAATATAACTTTACGTAGTTTATTTTTAGGTGGTTCTTCTAAATCTAACATGCTAACCTCATATACTATTTTACGTAGCAAGTCGGCGTGTATAGCAAAACTTACAAAACCATTAGGTTTATGGCATATAACTTCAGCTAATCGCATAAACTCATCTTGGTCCATGTTAGGATTTAAATACCACAATACTAACAAATGCCACTTAAGAGATTTGTATGTAGTTATCTTTGCTGATGATCTAAATAGTTCATAACATTCATGTGTACCATTTAAATAAAACATATACACTTCATTCTCTTGATCTGGTTTATCTGTTATCGGGTGTCTACGATATACAATCCTTTTATCATTTAAATATTTAAGATTTCTTTGTGACATTAGCCTATTACTCTTTATCTTTAGGGGCTGTTGTCACAGTCCCCTTTGGTTTTAATGTAACAAAAACAATTCTTGTTTCATTATCATTGTTACCATATTTAATTTCATTAAATTGTTTTATTCTTTCAATTAGGTCTTTGTTCATATATCTTTTCGGTTTTAAGGTTTGCTATTGTATGTTTTTCTCCTATATAATAATTCCAATAAGCTTTTATACTACATGGATCTTTATACTCGTCAGGCATTGCTTGTGGTGGTTGTTCCCACTCTTCATGTGGTATATTATATGGTTGATTAGCTAATGGTGTTTTACATTTTATTATTGATAAATGTTTTTTACCATAACGCTTTGTATATTCATTACCTAAAGCTAACATGTGTTCATACAGCCAATCATAATGTAAAGAGTTTTCTCTTACCCATTTAGTTGATGGATGATTTATGTGAGCTATTTTGTAAGGTATATCATCTAATAATCTAACTCTATTATCTAATACATGATGGGCAGTACATAACATTTGTGCTGATTCAAGTATCATTTTAACCACATGTTTATTGTACTGGTATTGTGCTGATTTAATAGGGCATTTATCTAAGTAAAATATATTCATAATTGTTGTTTAGCCATTTTTTCTAATATCTTTACTAACTTAGTTAAAGCTTTAGTTAAGTCGCTAATGTCCTTATACATTTGTTGTTCATTTCTATTCATAATCTCTAATACATTTAAATAATGGATGTCTGTAGCTATTAGCTTTAGTACGTTCGAAATAAGTAAATGTAGCTGTCTTACCTACAAAGCCTTGCATTTTTTTGAAGTTATCTTGTAAGAACTTAAACTTATCCATAACAGGCATACCAAACTCTATACCGTTAGCATCGATAGCTAGAAATTTACCGATAGTACCTTTACGTTTGCCCTTGCCTTCAACCCAACCTGTTATAGTAGCTTCTGTATCGTGAAAGTCTTTAAACTTTCTAAGGTTGTGAGATCGCTTACAAGCATACACATCATTAGTACGTAATATAGAACCTTCGTAGCCATTATCTAAGTTTCTTCTGTGATATACTTTAGCATCGTCATCTCTAAATACTAGATTAGTTGGTACGTGTTTAATACAGTGGTTACGTGGTACAACTTGCTCGATAAAAGTATTACGCTCTTCAAATGTTTTAGTTTCATCAATTATATCATAACAATGAAACTGTACGTTCTCAGCTGATTCTGCACGTGCCTCGTCAGTTGGTTTTGTTTTTCTGACCATAGATATGATTTGTTCGAAGTTGTCTTTATAATCGTGATTATATAGCTCGCCGTCGAGTATAACGTCAGGGTTAAGAGCAAACCACGGTGCAAGGTTAAATAGTATGTGGTCAATGTTTTTCCACTCTTTACCTGTACGTGAATAAGCTTTAACTTCTATTTCATTAAGATCTGGAGTTAATATATGTCTTTTTACTTTAGCTTGTATTACACATCTAACGCCATCAAGCTTTGGTTGTATGAATACTGGTTCATTGTAATTAATTGGTTTGTCGCTTACTGGATAAGCTAGCATTGGTTTTTTTCTCATCATTTGTTATACTTTTTTAATATTTTATTTACTTCGTCCATTCTGTTTTTAATGATAGCACACTTTTCGTACTCTTCATCGTCTTGGTATATATTTAATAGTGTCATAAGCTTTGCAGCTTCACCAAGAGCGTTATATTCTTCTGACACTTCTAGATCTTCGTAAGCTACAGACCAAGATAAATTTGATTTGCTTACATGGTGAAACCAATCTTCCATAGATTTAAGCTTAACCATGCGGCTTACAATTTTGATAGCCAACGCGTTAAGCTCAGCATCATTTGGTTTTAATTCTTTCAATACCTCTAGTATTTGTTTATTTGTTACACGTTTATTATCCGTCATAGTTCGTATTTGTTTTGTATTTATCTAATAATTTTTGTGGTGTACCTACAAATATACATTCGTCACCTTTGTCTGACCAAGGGTTTAGTTCAAATATACTTATCCACGTAGTTTTTAACGGTGCTTGCCATATATAATACATATACTCTGTGTCATATCTTCTTGTATCTAAGCTATCTATTTCTAGTGGTACACCATTCCAACTACCACTATCTAATAGTGTTTTAGCTAGATCTACGCCTAGACCTTCAGGATAACCGTCGTGATGTTTGTAAAATTGTGCGTGAAATGTTTCTGGGTGTTCGCTAAAAGTTACGCCAGCTTCTCTTGTTGCAAATCTAACTTGTGCTCTAGTGCTCATCTTGTTTATCTTTAATTGTTAATACATATTCTCTGTTTTCTATTTTCTGTAAAGTCTCCACAATATATTCTAAAGCCTGTTGTGTATTAGATTCAAAAGTTTTAAGTCTTTGAAGTGTAACAAAAGTATCATTAAAGCTTAAGTTATCATACACATCTAATGTAAATGGTACTTCGTTTGCATTGTAAAAATCTCTACCAGAAACTAATATATGACTACCATATACTAGAGTAGGCGTAGCCCACACTCCTATAATAGCAGCCAAATTATCAAATTCTTTTTCATATTCTTCTCCTGCATCTTTCTCTATAAAAGTTATATTATTTTTATTTAATACATCTTTTATATCTTTACAAGCGGGACAGCCGCTTTGTGTATATACTGTTAGTGTTTTATTTGTTTTTTTCGTGCTCATAATATTTCATTTTTAGTGATTCAATAATTGCTCTACCCGTTGCCGTATTAAAACCATAGCTATGCGTAAATAAACCTGGTATAGGGTCGTTAAAGAATAATAATTTCATAAAATCTTCAGCTTTTAACTTTGGAGTTGTAAATTCATTACTAAACTTTATTAACATTTCATTACAAGCAGCAGCTATACAATCAGGACAATGTCTTATATCCTCATCTGTTCTCCATGCAAAATATTCTTTTACTTTTTTACTAGTTAACTTCATATTATTGTGCTTTATTTAATTCATCACTTAATTCTTCAGCTTCTTTATCTTCAGGGCAATCAGCTTCTTTAAACAAGCTACATACTTTAGCAACTATTATTTCAACTAGTTCATATGTATCTTGTAAATCTATACTTTCTAGTTGTACTCTACCGTCATAGTCAAGGCTAAACTCTGTTTCATAGTTATCACAGTCACTGAAACTATAGTTTTCAACAGCTTTTTCTACAGCTCCATGAATATCATCAAGTTGTTTTGGTGTTAATTCTGGTTTGTTATAGTCATCTAGTTGTTTTTTAGTTTCTGTTAGTGTATTACTATACGTGTTAACAAAATCTTGATGTTCTTTGATCGCTTTTTCTAGACCTTCGATCTTGGTCTTTAAATCTAGTTCATTCATATTATTTAATTTTATTGTTTATATTTATATTATCCTACTTTATTCGTATTTAGTTTGTAAAACGAGGGTTAGTGCCGTTCAGAGCGTGTCTAGAAGACTCTTACTAGTACACTACCTGTCGTTTATATTACGAGGTCGGGCAGGTGTGGTTCTTATAGCTCGATATAGCTCCACGCTTATCATCTATATTTTGCTTTATCCTGCCGTTCTGCCAAGTGAGTAAGATACCGATTTTTAGATTTATTTCAGCTAACTTTCGGTTACACGTCTCACGCGCTACCACCCTCACCTCGTTTATATTACATTATATCTATGTCCATCTACTATCACTTGTACGCTTTGTGTTTTTTCAGGAAACACTACATCAGCAATAGCATCTCTACTTTTTAACTCATGCTCATGCTTCCATTTAGGTATAAACTCACCACTTGACAGTTTGTTTGCTTGACCTATGTAATAGTTTTTGAGACAAAAGCTTATTAAGTATTTTAATCTGTCTTGCTCGTTAGGTATTAGTTTGCAAGTTCTTGTAGTATATTTTCTGTACATACCATTTTCAAATGGACCATAGTATTGTGGTTCGCTTTCAACTCTTTTGTTTAGTTGCCAACTCGGGCAATAGCCACCAGCTTTAGTACGTCTTACATAACCACTAGAAAAACTAGCGACATGTATCTCACCACCATACTGGTCTTTAACTGGCAACTTAAATTCACGTGTACCATTTTTCTTTTGTCTTGATGTTGTAACTTCTTGAATATCAAGTAGTTGTAATGTTTCTTTTATATTCATATTATTATTTATTATATTATCCTTTAGTGTTCGTATTTATTTTGCAAATCTTGTCCATTGTGCTTTTCTGCTAACTATTTCAGAATCACTATGTACCATCCACTCACAGTTTGCTAAGTTGTGACCAACACTACTTAAAAACTGTTCTATACTTTCAGAGTCAGGATTCCAACCTTCTTGTCTCATTACTTCATATTGATGTACTCTACCTGTTTCAAAATCTAATACTGTTATACATTTCATAGTTATTATTTTTTATTATTTTCTTTTATAATGCACACAGAAGTCGTTACCAAACGCCATTTGATACTCTTTAGCTAATCTTCTTGCTTCAAACAAACCTTCGGCAGTGTCTATTACTTCTATACCGTATCTCGACGTGCTTATTATATTAAATATTACTTTCATATTTTATTATTTTATCCTAACATTGTACCGTAACCTCTTCGGCGAGTCAACTTAGATATACGTGCAGCGTCACTGCTTGACATAATCTGTATGGAATTACCGGTCTTGTGGTTGATTAGTGGTGCGCAACCGTATCGCTCGGTCGTGGAGCAGTCAACGCACACTTTGTAACCTAAGTCGGCTCTGCCTTGAGGTATTATATTTTTACAACTCTTACACTGCAACATAAGTAAGACCTTTATAGTTAAACCATGTAGTAATTTTGTCTGTGCCAAAGTCAGTTGGCAAATCACAGATTGTGTAAGGCTTGTAAGTCAAACCATTTAGTTGAATTTTTTGCAAGCCAGTAGTTATGTTTGGCTTTAAGAATTTAATTGTGTTCATAGTATATAATTTAATTGTTTTACATGTATATTATCCAAATAGTATCGTATTTAGTTTGTAATTTATCATAATCTTACAAATCTTTTAGCTCTACCTACTATAATTTTAGCTCTTCCTTTAAAAAAGAACTCATTATCTTTACTATCTACAGTTTTATATACCACTTCTCCATTAGAATAAGTGATTGCTATTGTTCTTAATCTATTCTTCATATCAAACAAGTGAAGATTTAACACATCACCTGAGTCTACAAACAAGTGAAATGTTTCTATATTTTGATATGTTTTACCTCCTCCTACTTTAAATTCTGTTAAAGAATTTTTAGATATTAAATATTGTAGAGTATCTTGTGCATTACTTGTCATTATTCCTGCAAGCAAACCTACACTTAATGTTAATTTTTTCATATATTTTAGTCTATTTCGTCACAGTTTTCACAGTTAACAAAGTCTTCTTCGTATAAATAGTCGTTAACTTGACCGTGAGCTGTTATTTTTTTAGCTAATTCATTTCTTATTATTGTTAACCAATAGTTACTTCCCCATCCTTCGTGGAAAGAACCATGATTACAACACTTACATTCTGCCGCATCTTCGCTGTTCCAAAAAAGAATTTCGTCTATAGTATTAATCATTTCTATAACATCAATCTTTTTGTAAGATACTTGTGTAAATAATTCGTCTGAACCTTTAGTTTGTGCACTCATATTTAATGATAGCGCAATAGCTGCTACGCTAAGTGTTAATTTTTTCATAGTATTTAATTTTTATTGTTAGTAAATAGGTGAGGAATCGAACCTCACTACAACCATTCTATCTGTAAGCTGGACAAAGATTACTTGTTCGCTTGTTTTTTGCTGCATAAGGACAGTAACTTGTCGCGCAGCTTGATAGTAATATTACTACCGCTAATAATCCGATTAGTTTTTTCATAGTTTTAATTTTTAAAGGTGGTTAAATGCTACGATTAATGAGTATATTATTAATCCTGCGGTACTTGCGCCGAATGAGTATAATATTGTTAAAAATGCGTAGTGTTGAAATTTTCTAATTTTTTTCTTCATAATATATAATTTAATTGTTAGTCTAATCCATCTCTGTGATTACCTCTGCTATCTGTGAAGTATAATCCACTGTTTTTATCTAATTCTACGCAAGCAGCGATTGCTTTATCCATGCTACTTGGCTCGTATTTTACTTCATTTTGCCATAACATTTCTGCGTCTGCTTCTATTTCTGATAATATTTCAGGTGATAAATCATTATAGTAACCTAAATGATGTTCTTGATTGTAACTATCTTCAACAGTAACAGAGTAATGAGTGTTACCTTGGTATTTATTTATGTGTATTTTTCTAGGCATAGTGAACGTGTTTAAAGATAAATTCGTAGCATTCTGATTTGCTTTTGTGACTAAATAGTATTTGTTGACCGTATTTAGTCATAACAATATACATTTTGCCGTTTTTTAAGTATTTAATTTGCATAATTTTATTGTTTTACGTTAATATTATCCGACTATTGTCGTATTTAGTTTGTAATTATTTAGATTTGTTTTGTACTGTGAACTTACAATCAAGAAAGTTACCATCTTTATCTCTGTATGGTGATTTACTTACTATTTTGTAACCACTTTTAATTAAAGATTTTTCAATTGCTTTGATTACTTTACTAGTCATATCTTTACCAGTTTTTTTACAAGTTACTTTCATAATTTATTATTTTTTAGTTTTGTTAAAGCTACTACTAGTTTTAATATTCCTAGTGTTAGCCATAATGTTAGAAATAAGTACATAATTTTACTTTTTATTTGTTAATATTTGTTGTAGCGTGAGAATCGAACTCACAAAAACCATTACTACAGTGTACTCATTCGTATTATTTATAGTCGCTAAACAAGTGGAACTACGACTTTTGGTGCAAAGATTTACTACTTAGTAGTAGATAAATCTCTGCAAAATGCTGGAACTGCATTGCTATTTGTGTAACTTTTGTACTTAGCGAAACAATTCATTGACTCGAATCTTTCTTTATGAGTATTATATACTTCATCATGTGAATAAGTTACTTTTTCTTGTTTTTTGTTAGTAAAAGTAATTACTGCATTTTTACCGATTAATGATTTTCTGATTACGAATCTTTTTGTAGTTAAATTTAATTTTGACATAGTTAATTGATTTAAGTTAATATTTATTTTAATTATTTAGTTTGTTTACATTTATATTATCCATTGAGTGTCGTATTTACATTGTAAAAGTATACTATTTGTTTATTGAATAAAATTAGTTAAATAGTATTCCGCACTTTCTCTCATTGCGCAATTATGAATATACTTCAA